TTGTAAAGTATTTAAATTCATCAAACGAAGTTATTTCCGAGTTCCCTTGGAACTTATTCCCCAAAGTGGTCACTTTTGCCGCCTGTTCCTTAGTGATCCCAACGCCATCACCCCAATTTGAAACGACTATATTCTTCACAGCATTATCGGCAAAACGGATATAAAATGCCCCATTAATAATCAGCTCCAACTTTTTAAAAGTCCCCCTCAGGGTTTCAACTGAATCCTCATAACAATTCGAATTAATAGTAATCCTTCCATCCAGCACCGGATACGGGTCTTCCCCGGCGATACCCTCACTGGACAAACCTGCATAGCTACCGTCAGACAGCTTCGCAAGTATATCCAGCATCTCGCCGTCATACTCTTCATCAAAACCAACCGCACGAACACGTTGTAGAGCATGATTTGTCTGAGCGCTCTGAGCATCCATTATGTCCACAAGTAACTGCATAGGCTGCATCAGAGGACAATCAGATACAAGGAAGTCGGTGATAGCAGTCTTGCATTCATCAATGATAACTCCGCTATTCTTTAATAGAGGGTAGTTGTTCAGTACAAGATACTGCGCCAATGAATTAAATTCTATCAGTTCCAATCCACCGCCATCCGGCAAACGAAGCTGGGTTAGTGACGTGCCATCTATATGCACCTCCTTCAAGTGGGTGCATGCCATCAGGTTTAGCGTACCTGCCAATGTGGAAATACGAGACAATACCAATTTTTGCAGCGAAACGCAGTTGGCAATCGTCAACGCCGAGATGGATATGGTTATAGGTGAGGTCTTATGCCCAAGGCGGATCTCGCGAAGCATTCTTCCCTGTATGATCATTGTGCCCGTCACGTTCTTATCGTGCCAATCCCCTATGTCCTGCAAGTAGCTAGCTCCTTGGATCGTGTTCTGCTGGTCGCCGGAACCGGATAACTCTATCAGCATCTCGCATACCTCGCCAGCCTTGGTACGTGATCCCCGGATGATAGATGTACCATTCGCAATCGCCGGATACAAATCCATAGCCGGAGTAAGTTCATAGGTAATGGTATTACCGGCCGCACGCACAGTTATATTATCCGTTCCATCAGCCGAGAAGATACCAAACGAGTACTTACTCATCATATATAGAATGCGCTTCGTTATCCATCTCTGTTCGGCAGAATAGTGGTCTCCTAGCGCCTGTGTCATGGGGTCGGTATCATTCGTATATCGCCCATCATTCAACGCCAGTTTTGCATTTTCGTAAGCGAACTTCGCATCTGCATTATAAAGATTCTGAGGAAAGTATTCCTGAGCAGGAGTGAAATAATACTTCTGAAAATAGGCATAGAGCTTGTCGAAATCAGTCCCCGACTTCAAGCCGCCCAATTCTTCCATCTTGGTCATCATCTTCTTCATGCCTGCCACAACCTCATCAGCAAAAGCCAAATCAATCAAATTCCAAAAGTTAGAAGTCTCACCATTCCATACAGATCCACCCGTAGAATAAGTATCATGGAACTCTACATCATAACCCTTCTTCGCCTGCCCTTGGTTATCTATGTCAAAGATGGTATCCAAGTCATCATAACGCCACTTCCACTTGCTATCAGCATTTCCGAAGTTATAAGGATAAGTATTCTTAGCCCGGTTATCCGTACCTGCGTGGAACTCTGTCCAGTTGCGGTGCAGAATTGCATCGTCAATATCCCAATACTTGGGCGCTTCCGCACGAAACATCTGCACGCGGGCATTGATAAACATCTCGTTTAACTGCTCTGCCGAAAACGCAGACAAGTCATTGGCAAGGTAGTCGCTTAATTGTGTGCGAAGATTAATCGTGCCATCCCCGATATTAGACCCGATAAATCGACCTTCCGATGCCTCGTAATAGTAGAGGTTATATTGATTCACATCTCCAGTCTTGGCTATCCAAAACTCGTATGGTTCATTGCGATAAGTAGCCACTTGCGCGTTCAGCTCATCCAGTGTCCCGTTGAAGGGTTTCAACCGGTTACTGCAAGTATAAGCAATGTTATATGCAGGAATCCACTTGCTGATATTCGCAACATCGCCCGCACCAAAATCCCAGCTATTCGCACCGTTATACTGAAACGCTTCTTCGTCTTCATTGTATTGCATCCGTGGAGACCAAGGCACGCGGAACAATGCACATAGCGGAGAGTTATCCGACCCCTCAATAGAGATCAGCCCCGGGAACAAATCTGTATCATACCCGAATGTATTCTTATCTCCCTTGTCCGGCCCCATGGTATAAATACCCATGAAGGTATAGACAGGTTTCCCTTCCTCATTGATCGACTTTTCAAAAGCAACGAAAGGCATCTGATACACAGCCACACGGGCATTGGCATACTTCTCCGTCTGCATAGCCTCATTCAGATAGCCCATAGCCCTATACAGGTCATCAACAGAGTTGACAGAACCAATCTTGTGTGACTGCATGGAAGAAGCGAAGTTCTTCTTTGCGGTTATTTTTGTTGCTTTGGCGAGCACAGGAGTCATAGCCCATCCGCCCGTAGCCGTAGAACCATCAGCAGCAGTCACTACAGATAGCTTCTTGTCAAGCGTGAACCGCACATTCCACTTCCAGTAACGCATGGATGACGTACCCTGTCCTTTGGCTTCCACATTGGAAATCGAAACATTCCATTCCGGATGATCGGAGAAAAGAACCTCCAATACGCCATTCAGCTTATTGGGATTAGCCAGCGATGGGAATGTATTGTCAAACACAAACACGTTAAACTGGTCTTTCGTATTTTCAAAGTCTATTTCAGACCCGTTCACATCCATCACGTCATTATCCGCTTCCACCTCCTTCTTTGTGTTGTTGTCAGCCAGCCAGTTGATGTAATTGCGCAAAATTCCCTGTGAAGTCAAGGCTGAATCATAGACGCGGATGCCATAGATGTCAATATCGGCAGTATCCGATCCGATCTGAATCGGTCCATCATTTATAAAATAGTCATTTGACTCATAAGTAAACTCACGATTCTTCACTCCGTTTATATACAGGATACAGAGGTTAAACCCGCTATTTCCGTAAGCGTCCGGCATCACGACAAGAGACAAGCGCAAGCGCTTTCCCTCCTGTACGTAAGTTCCCTGATTGTCTCTGTTTTTAAGCGACTGCGAGAACATCACCACCTCATCGGCAAAGACCTGTAATCCGGAAAACAAAGCACCGTCAGACGAAATGGAAAGAACCGGTTCTGAAAAATCCGTCACATTGTCTATTTTATAATCTATCTCTATAGTCTTGCCTGTGCGGGCCGCTTCCTTTGCAAAAGGTTTATAATCAATGGTAAGTTTCGCGCCAGCCATCAACCGAAGCACCTTGTTCGCATCCGTATCCGTAGTCCATCCGTCATTGCCCCAGTTCATGCCTTTCCAAGTGCAGCCAATTACACTCTGATCCATCTCATTGATAGCTTCCAAACGGTTTCCCTGCCGGTTGCTTCGTGTGCTCGGGTTGATGTACAGCACGGCACCGGGAGAGGCTGAATATCCGCTACTGTTATTTACCGCAAAGGTCATAGGCTCAACCAAAGGAGTTTCCCCGTCCATGACGTGTGCCGTAATATCAAACTCGGAGCTGTCAATAGTCTCAATCTCCATCGGGAAACTGAAAGCATGCTTCGCTGACGTGGTAACATTATCCTCGTTTGAAGTAAACACTGCCATACCGTCTTTCTTGATTATGAATTGGGCAGAAGTAGACACCTCCTCACCGTCATAGATCGCATAGTCAAACAAGGTGTTTTCCGACCAGTTTGTAGCCTTATCCAGCAAATTGTTTACCGCAACCAACTTTACCCTGTCCCCGGAAACTACGCATATCACATTAAAGGACAAAGTGCGCGTCCGGATGCTCTCATCCACGGAAGAAACATAAATGGAAATCTCATATACGCCTGTCACACCCGGGTGTTCCACCGCGTAGTTATACGCCGTTTCCACATAGATGGAAGTTCCAAGCTGCACGTCATAGGACTTGTTATAATCCTTTCCTGCAACAGACACATGCAGCACCTTTGAGATATTTCCTCCGATATTAAGCGGCAAAGTAATATTTCCCGTGTATGCCGTCCACCACTTGAAGTTGTTCGCGGAAATGGAAAGGGAAGTAAGTGTGACCGTATAGACAAATGCCGGAGTAGTCACCTCGGTAACCTCACCGGTAACCTTAATCATTACCTGATTGCTTCCCGATGTGAGGAACTCGGCAACATCAACGGAAATCGGTTGACCGGAATTTACATACATCTGCTTGACTACCACATACTCACTTCCGGTAGAGTTTTTCACAGATATTTGGCAAAGGCCACGTTCTCCCGTGTCTTCATAAGGATCTGTACCATATCTCTCCTGTGATACGAAAGTGAATTTCAGGAAACAGGGTTCATCCTTGCTGGCAGATACATTCTTGCTGTCAAGGTCGTTTACAACGCGCACATTACGTTGCACCGTGGACGTTCCACCGCCGCCACCTCCCAGCTCGCTCATTTTCTTCAATATCCAATCTTCCGCACCGGCCAGTTTCACCAGCACATAATCATCATCCAAAGCCATGTCCGCGTCTGGCACAACATTTTCAAGCCCACCCAATGTTGTAGCACCTCCGCCACCTTCACCGGTTCCCCCGCCACCGCCGCCCGGTGGTAATTTCGAGTACGGGAGGAATCCCCAAGTCTTGCTACCATATTTCTGCACAAGGAAACGGGTTTCAGCAGGGTCATTGTCCGCATCCGGATCAACATTTTCCAGCCCGCCCAACGTAGTTGACATCCCGGACAATGAATCTTTAAGCAGCTTTTGAGATACTGCCAGATCGGTTCTGTCCCCCAATTCCGTAGCAAACTCCACAGGCCCGGCAACTTCACGGATGTTATATAGATTTTCCCATACGCCACCCTCGTTCTTCGTCTGAATGAAGTCGCCATTACGCCGCAATACCGCGGCATCCCCTTTATCGCCTTTCAGTTCTGTAATAGCGATCAGGTTCAGCCATTTTCCATCTTCGCCAATGCGCCATTGGATGTGTGTACTAGTTTTTTGCAAATACACATTCTTGCCCGGTATCTCTTCCCTTTCAGCAGAAGTCAGGTCGGAGAACTTCAATTTCAACTTTGATAGCGGAACCAGTTCGCGGTACTTGGTATCCGGCTCGCTTTCATATCTGTATTGTATGCCGGTATCGGTGAGCTTGAGCATCACCTTGTCCCCTTTGGCGGAAACCTTCTTGCCGTTATTGTCAAGCACGTCCGCGTAAGTCTTTCCGCCATTGTATGACACCTGCCAAAAATCATCAGTTATCCGGAAGAAAGTTTCTCCGTCAGTCAGGGCGTTTGCGCCAATATAGGTACGGATAATCTTGCCATTTTCTTTGATGATGTAGAATGTACCGGCATTTTTCTTTTCAAGGACATCATACTCCGCCTGCGTCAATGTCTTAAAATTCAAAGACAAGGATTCTATTAGCGGCTGGACAATGCTTGAACAGAAATCCTGCACGGTGATTGCCGCATCCGAATGGGCATTCAGGCTGTCAGTCATAAGAATGTGGTCTAGCTTTGCCGCTATGGACTTCAATGAGAAGTTGCTTATTTGTAGTTTGTTTTCTGCCATGACTTTTATATATTAACCATAATTAAACCATCCGTATAACCAATACTGCCCATCGTAATGGAAATAATCAACCTCTCCATTGTGATTCATCGGTATTGACGAAACTTTATCGCCACCTTGCAATATCAACTTGCCGTTCCCGTTTACTGTTACTTTGTAACTATTAATTCTTACAATAAAGATCTGCCTGCCCATTTCAGGATTGCTAGGCAAATACACTGTAATGTCTGATGTATTGTAACAGGACACAGTGTGGTCTAAATCGTTTAAGTATGTCGTAGAACTGATCTGTCTGGTATAAGTCTTTAATCCGGACATCATACCATGACTGATATGCAGGGCGATGTTTGTCGTTGCATTCGTGGTTGATATAATCATTCCGTAGTTTGTTCCTCCTGTAACATGTGTATTTTCAAATCTGGCTACACACACCTGACCGGTTGAAGGAGGAATGACATTACCGCCCATAGCGGCAAATGTTCCACTATAGTCATTCCTCAATATAATTGACGCATCGTTATCAAAACCCTCGTTCGTTAAGGAGTTACCGGATATATTCAATCCGGCTATTTTACCACTCACGATGTCTACATTGTCAAACGTGCCACTTGTTGCATTGACAGTCCCGGACACATCTACATTATTGCAATGGAAATATCCGGTTTTTCCATTTAAGATGAGATTTGCGACACCTCCGGTTGAATCTTGAGAACGCATTACCCCGTTCTTAAACAGGAAATTCGCAATATTTGCCCCATCAGCAAGAACAAGGTTGAAGGCGGACACATCCTGCAAGTCAGCTTTCTTCCAATCGCTGTTACTGGTGGAAGGGGTTGAAGTGACCGTTTTCCCGAATACGTTTACGATCCACACCTGTATTTCAGAACCGGAATATTTAAAGACGTAATCACGCCAACTCTCATTCCATGAATATGAATTTGACGAGTTCCATTCCCCTCTGTTTCGTGGAAAACTGCTCGCCGCTTTATTCTCGGCATCTTTCCCGTCTTCCACCATATTGACAGAAACGGAGCAAACAGGAGTATTATTCCAATCACTGCTGCCGGAATACGTGTAAGCGCGAATCGTATAATATTTATAAGAAACAGTAGGCGTAACCGTTATCTGGTAAGCAGTGCCGCTTGAAGACTTTATCTTACTCCAACTGCTGCCATTATTGGAAGCAAACACTACAAGGTAAAAGTATGCGTTATAAATGCCTCCATAACCCGTTTTCTCTTGGCATGTCACTGTAAACGAGCTTGGTTCAATAGCTCCTAACGAATTTTTGCCAATCTGTGACACGCTTGGGACAAGCCAGTAGGAGGTGGCATCACTGCCATCCGATCCATCAGAGCCATCAGACCCGTTCCAGCCATCGCTGCCATCACTTCCGTCCTTTCCCGGTTCACCATCCTTTCCCGGTTCTCCGTCAGACACGACAGGTATGATCTCCTTGTCGATAATCTGCCCGCTGGCATTCATCAGGATAAAAGTAACCCCGGAACCGGCATTGACAGAAGCCCCCAACGTATAGGCGGAACCATTGGCCGTCATACTGAATCCGGCAGGAAGGGATGAAAGCGTTGTTGTCGCATCCTGTTCGCTGCGCGTTACCCCGCAACTCACTGTCGGAGGAGATATGGAATAAGAAGATGTAGACTTGTTATAGGTTCTCTTTATCACATCAGCAGACGGAACCAGCCGGTAAACAGCCGTGCCTTTCACCTTCGACAAGGTAAAAATGGCAACCATGCTATTGCCATTATGTTTCGCGGTCACCGTCACGGAAGCCGTGTCCGCTGAAATTCCCGTCACATTCACGACTCCTGTCGTGTTTGAGGTAGCGGCAATAGTGCAATTCCTAGCCACCATGCTAAAGGTAACACCGCTTGTCAGCTTCACATTCTCAAGGTACAACTCAGCCGTTGTTGTCGCCAGTGTTCCCGATCCGGAAGGAGATCCGTCAGCCTTGCAGGCTATCACATCCGAATCATTGGTCAGGTTGATGGAATAAGCGTTCTTCCCATCCTTGCCATCGGAAACAACAGGTATCACCTCACGGTCTACCACTTGCCCCTTCTCATTTTTCAGTACGAAAGTCACATTGGTGCTGCCGTCCACATTGAAATTAGAGTTAAGCGTATATGCCTTGTCATTAGCCAGCATGGTATATCCGGATGGAAGCGCGGACATTGTTTCCACTTTGTCCTGCTCGCTACGCGTCACTCCACAGGTCAGCAGTGACGGAGCAACGGAATAGGAATCGCTCTGCCTGTTATAAGTCCTTTTAATGACATCGGAGGACGGGACAAGCCTGTACGGTTCCCTTCACTTTCAGCAATGAATATGTAATGTACAGCGTCTTTGATTTATAAGAAACAGCCACATCCACAGAAGCCGTATCCTGCGTAATTCCTGTTACCTCAATCTTTCCAGTAGTATTCTGTAACTCGGAAATCGTGCAGTTCAAAGGCGTGTATTTGAATGATACCCCCTCCGTCTGCTTCACATTCGCAAAATACAATTCAGCCGTAGATTCAGCCAAGACACCGGTCGCAATCGGAGCACCTTCGGCGTTACAGGCTATCGCGTCAGTATCGCTTGTCAGGTTCACCATAAAAGCGCTCTCGCCCGAATATACCCGCGTAATGTAAAGCGTCTGGTCAAAGGTAATCATGCCCTCACAGTTCACATGCAGGTTTACACTTGCCTTGTCCTCCGTCAGTTTCGTTACCGTCACCCTTCCACCGGATATAACGCACTCGCATCCTGCGGTTTCATAAGTCACAGAATACTTGCCTTCAGTCGGAAGGTCCGCATATTCCAAAGCCAGTTTCCCTTTGGCAACCTGTATGTCGGTAAATATCTTATACCTGTTGACCACCACCTGCGAGCTGCCGGAATACACAAGTTCTTCACCGTTCACCACATTTATAATATCGTAAACAGACGAATCCAACCGCCCGAACTCATCCACGTTGACGATGGCGTCATAAGTACTGAGCATCACACTGTAGCCGCTTTCGCCTTTCAGGTCTTCCAGTTGTTCCTTGGTAAACTTGATGGTAGATCCATAGATGTAGGAATTTCCTTGGATAACGCCATCACCCTCAAATGTGATTCCGTCAAATTCAAGGCCGTTCAAGTCTCCGCGCACATAGGTATAATGCCTTTCAGGACTGATATTCCACGTGTCAACCCCAGACAGCATCACAAGCAGGGTACGGGTGGTGTAGGTGGATGACTGTCGCGTCTTATCTGTAAAGTTACCGTATGCGACAAACTTCATCTCGGCGCAAGGATGGGTGGTTGTTCCCGGCTTTAAAGCATATTTAAACCCGCTACCGTCCGCCAATAGCTCTGTGGGAGTGAAGTACGAAGTAGAAAAACCGACAATGGTTTTGAATCCGCTTCCATCCACTATTTCACCCGTAGCGTTATCCCCCTTTAGATTATGGAACATGCCACGGTTAATGTCCCCTACGTGCGAACTCATCAGTTCACCATCCACCAAGTCAAGATAAGCAATCTGATTCTCCACATCCACCGACTTTATCTTGCCAAAAGCAAACGTGCTCCACTGCTCACCGTCTATTACATCAATGCGGTTAAAGCGGTACTCCATCGTCTCAAAACGGTCACGGGCTAACACCTCGTCCACTTCGAGCCTTGTTTTACCAGTTTTCTCGTCAACGTAGAAAGCACCGCCGCTACCAATCCAACCGGGAATAAACTTCTTGCCGATTTTTATTCCTTTCCAGAAAGTGAGGAATACTTTTACAATATCGTCAATATCCTTTCTAATGAAAGTATAGAGTGATTTTAAAGCTGAGAAAACATTTCTGTTTGTAGGGACTGTCGAATCATTCGTGCCAATCACATACACACCGCTACCACCTCCACCAGTATAGGTCTGTCCTTTCAGTGTCAAGGAATCAACCTTGTCTTCCAAGTCGCTGATACGCGAATAAGAGGCTGTTTCACCTACTGTATATACAGGATGATCCCAAGGTATATCCAAGTTATACTCAAAGCCTATAATACGTGATTGTCTTCCGTTCTCAAAGTATGCTTGATTGATAAGATTCACCCGGTCACCGGCGGCAAAATGCTTTTTAAAGTTTTCATCTTCTTCTCCTGTTTCGGGATTGATGCCAAACATATAAGAAGGATTCATTTTCGCGTCATAGGTAGAAGGGTCTATCTGCGTTTTGGCTATGTACTTTTCAGCTTTTTCCTTCAATTCCTGCTCTGCATCGGGTAGCATCTGTACCGATACGAACTTGGTATCGAAACCGGATAGAACATAAGTATCACCATTCTCAGGAATGAGGACATCACCCGGCAGGTTGCGTCCGTAATCATCGTTACGGACAATTTCCCAAACCTGTGCAGCAGGATTCCAGCTACCGTCTTCCAGCTTCTCCGGAATTTCTTCTTCACCGCCTTCTTTGTCACAGGGATTGAAGGTTACAGCAAAAGTCATTCCATTTAAACTACCGGATTGAAAGGTTATTTTCAATTCCTCACCGGGAAGCACATAGTCTTTTGAAAATACGATACCTGAATCATTGAAACGGTAAGCATCCCATTTCTCTTCTGTTGTCGTTCCGTCTGCATTCTCTATCTTATTCGTGTATTCGTGCGTGGTAATATCCGACATAGTACCTATCCGGCGCGGATATATATCATCGAATACAACCACCTGTTCGATGGCTTCCTCTGTCCTCATACCCGGATAAGCATCAATGTACGGAGTGCCAACAGGCAACATAAGACGCTTCTGTACAACGCCATTCACAACCACTGATTCATCTACCGGGCGGTAGTTAGTCGGCAGGTTGCGAGTTGAGCCAAAGGCATAAATACGGGTCGCGTATTCTGTCTTACTGTCAGAGCGTGTCATTTCTTCCACGTTCTTTCCGATCTCGAAATCAACCGGATCACCGAACTCGCAACGTCCGAAGCGGATCTGATTGTCTTCTACCCACCATTCACAATCCCATGTTTCTGCCATCTTAGACAACGCATCCAATAGATTAGTGTTGTCATAAGACATCAGCATGGATTTATTTTCCACACTGCTGTCAATGGAGAACTCGAAATTCGTCCCCTTGTAAGTATAGCCAAGAGCCTGTAAGTTTCTGAGGAATACACCCAACTGGGTATCCAGCGAAGCAGTGAGGTTCCAAGACGCTTCTTGTCCTCCGACCTCTGGGGTGAATTTGAATATCTTGTTCTTCCATTTCCAGTAGTGGGCATCAAGTTTCAGTTCATAATCATAACCGGCAGTGGAGCTGTTGAACCTTGGCTTCTGAATGTCGCATATCTCAAATCTTCCGAATCGAGAATCTTCCACATAGTCACCTAGCTTGAAGTATATAGGCTCTTCAAGGGAGAACTTCAACATGATGTAGTCCTCCTTCATTAGCATGAATTTCCGCTTGCTACCTTCGTTGATGATGGTAGTTAGTAGGAGAGTGCCTGATATGTCTTTGATGTCGATTAGTTCCATGCCTTCAAAGTTCGGAGATAAAAAAAAGAAGCCCTAAAAATAAGAGCTTCTATACACGACAATAAAATCAATGTCGTGAATTAATTAAAAGGCAGCCTTAAAAGTCGTGCTGACTGCCTTATTTTAATCGTGTAAGTTAATTCTTCGGTGGTGGTCTTGTAGCAACTAGCGAAGTGACTTTTCACTTTAATTATCACTATAAAGCTTGGATAACCTTATAATAATCTTTCTAATATTAAGTTTTTCATAAATTTATGAGCAACTCCTTTGATAATTACCAAATGGTTATTATATTTGCATTGTCATTATGACAAAGTGCACAATGTGTGATGACGATGAAGAGCTAAAGGCTCGGATTGAAGCTGCGGAGCAAGACCTCAGTTTCTTTTCCCTTCATTGGGATTCCATTCTGGAAACTGAATGGCTTTCAGATGAGGAGCTTGAAGAAAGTGTCAATGATGCCTTAGATGACTTGATTGATGCCCAAAGCAAGCTGAAAGAAAAAGGTAGTCCCCCATAAGGGGGCTACTGATTTTTAATAAAAAACAGATAGCTTATGGATGCAAAAAATGAACTTAAGAAGTGGAAAGAAGATTTTATCAGATCTACTACGGATGAAGAAAAGTTAGACCACAAGAAACGTTTTAAAGCGTTTTTGGATTCTTTGTCTCCTTCTGAGAGAAGTGAGTTTCTGGATGAGTTTGCAAAAGGTGCTCGGCAAGCTGTAGCAGAAGCTGAAAAGTTAACTGTAATTCTTAAAAGAAAACAGTATCTTGAAAAGGTAATGAGTTTTGCTTCTATGTCTTACATTGCTGAACATTATTTTGGCAAAACTCGGCAATGGCTTTACCAACGTATAAATGGAAGTATTGTAAATGGTAAACCTGTGGATTTTACCAGTGAGGAGCTTCACACATTGTCTATTGCCTTGTCTGAAATGGGTGATATGATGAAAAAAACATCATTGTCTATTGTTTGACATACTCCCACCTCTGAAGGAGTGCTCTTTTAGAACCTGTTTAACGTAAAAGGAGAAACCAACATCTACATAGAATTAGATGGAACCATCCACAAGGTTACGAGCAAGGAAGATATTAAGAAGTTAGCGGATAGCCTTTAAAAATATAATGTATGAAAAAAAGCAGTTTATTATTAATTGTATTCGCAATTTGTCTTATTTCATGTACGACAAGTAAATTTGTTGTTTCTAATTCAGCCAACCTCGAAAAATATAAATATGCTTCACTAACTGATATTATGAATTATAATGGTTCCGCAGCTCTGATGGATATCGAGGTGAAAATTTATGATGCATTAGAATCTACAAGATTGACAATGATTGGAGATAAACGAATTAATGAATTATCATCAGAACAAAAAGAGCAGCTACTACTTGTCCGTTTCTCTGCATCACAGAATGATGAAGAATCGGTTGTTAGTGTGAATTTCGTGGATTATATGACTGGAAAACCTGTTGCATCTTGCAGAGGGGCTTATGGTATGGGATGGGATAGAAATGGAGATATGAAGGGAGCGATCAATAGAATTATTGAGCAAATCAATAAATTGTTTTGATACTATTTCTTCAATTATAGATTGAATTTGAATTAACAAAAGATTAATCACCTGCCCTAGCTATGGGACGAAGTTTAAGATGGAAGAATAAAATATGGTAAATGCAACAAAACACGACACAATAATCAATTACTTGTTAGATAATTGGATTATAGCCATTCTTGTTATTTTAGCAGGAATAGTAATGGCTATTCCTCAGCTAAGAGATGGTATTAAATTAATTACTGAGTGGTTTAAGTCTATGCTCCGGAAAGAACCAACCAAAGAAATAGAACCACCTTCTTCTAATTACATTCCTTGTACTGCTTGGTCAATATCAAAAGGAAGTCGAGTTCGTCCCATTGACGAGACTTTATTTCAGAAATATGGAATACTAACTGTAGATCAAATAAAAGGAGAACATGTCGCTTGTTTGTTTGGAGGCTATTCTGGACTTGGTATACAAACATTTAAAATAAGTGAGCTAACACAAGATGGAATTTTTAATTAATCAAAAAGCAAGAATGCCTACCTTTTAACCTCCAAACGCCTCATACAGTCGCTAAACAGAGGATGGAGCATAAAATAAATAGATATGGAAATTGAAATAAAAGACGAACAAACCCGCTTTGGCAACTTTTTATCTGAAGATGATAATAGGAATATAATTTTCTCTGGTATATTTGGAATAGGAAAAACTTATTTCTTAAAACGGTATTTTGCTAAAAATGATAAATACATTCCAGTATACTTAATGCCCATAAACTATATTGTTTCAAATAATGAAGATATATTTGAGTATATAAAAATAGATATTCTTTTTGAGTTAATTCGTGTAGGAGCAAGTTTTAATAAAGAAGAATGTTCTTTTTCATTGGCAACACAAATGTATATATTGAAATCTTCAAACAAGCTACTTGCTAATCTTCTCAAAATGATTGAAAAAATCAAGCTTGGAACTGATTTTCTTGAAAAAATCATCAATTTCAAAAAAGAAATAGAGGATTATAAAAAAGAAATTTCGATTGATGAAGAGGATGATGCTGTTAGGTTCCTTAAAAGTTATACTAAACAATCCGGTACAATTTTCGAAGATAATGCCATTACACAACTAATTCGTTCTCTGATAAACTCTTTAAAAAGTGATAATAAAGAGGTAGTATTAATAATTGATGATTTAGATAGAATAGATCCAGAACATATTTTCAGGCTATTAAATGTGTTATCTGCTCATGACAATTTTTATGGAACAAATGAGCATAAATTTGAGTTTGATAAAACAATTATAGTTTGTGATATTGATAATATAAAAAACATATACAGAGCTAAATATGGCATTAATGTAGATTTTAATGGGTACATTGACAAATTCTATAGTACTGATGTTTATCATTTTGACAATACAAAGAATATAATTAAATCCGTCATGCATATTCTTGCTTCAATTCAATCATCTCAAGATATAGGCATAAATGATACGTCTAATTTGGCTTATAAGGCATGCGAAACAATACTTTCCTCTTTAATAAGAAATAAAGCTATAAATGTGCGAACTCTAATAAAGTACTGTGATAAAAAGTATCACAATGAACGTTTTATACGCATTGGCAATAAAAGATACTACGCTAACAATATAATACCGGTAAGTATATTTGATTTTATTAGAAGCATGTTTAGTACATTCGCCGATATGGAAACAGCAATATCAAATTTAAAAGAATGCAAGATAGAATTGGACGAAAATACTAAAGATAGTTTTTTTAAAATATTTCTTATCTTGGCAGATTTCTCTCAAAATCGTTTTCGTATGGGTAATTATTCTGCTTATAATATTAACTATACAGTTAATGAATTAAGAGAGTTTGGATTAGTAGATATTGATATAAACAATTCCTCAAAAACAACAGATATTGATTATATGGAAATAATCAAGATTGCATTTGCTCAATATAAAGAATATTTTTTATAGCATTTAATGGCACTCTAAAGAACAATACAATAAACAGCAATATATCTTTAATCAAAGCCGGATTCCTCCGGCTTTTTCTTTACCCATTAGCATTTCCCATATAAGTCCTACTTTCGTCCTTCCGAGCTTGGATTTGGCTCGCATACTTTCATGGCTATTTTCGAAAATGTGCGGTCAACACTCATAGCATACGATGTTGCATTTTTGTAATACACGCGATAGATATCGTTTCCAAGTATAGGAATTTTTATTTCCACGAGTCCAGAAACCATTTCTGCCATAAACTCCTTAAATTTAGAGATATAGTCTACCTGATTATCACCTTGGATGGTAAAGGTAAGGTTTAGATCTCTTTCGTCAACCTTTTCATTGTTTAAACTAAGCCTTTTTCCATTTTCTAACCGACTTTTATTTTCAATGTAATCCTTTACTGGAGGTGGCATCAAAAGTGCATTCAAAAAGTTATCTCCCATGTTTACGCCCCACTTGTCGAAGGCATCTTTTCCGTTTATCAATAAGTCCCCTTTCATAATTACAAAGCCTTTTTTATGTTATTATTTATGCTATCTTTAATCACCCCCTCTGCAACATCAGTAAACTTCTCTATTTGGAAAGTACGCATTTCATCAACAATACCTTTCAAAGTGGAAACCTCGGCTGTTAAAACGTCTATCTTGACATCCGGGAATATGACATTCACTTGTGGCTGATAGCTGTTCGTAGCAATTTCTTTTGTCTGTCCGGCAAAATCGGGAACATTAGCCACTAATTGAGGTATATTCTCATTTGTCAAGTCCATCAATGATATTTTTTCATTGATGGATGAGAGTAAATCAGTCTGCTTTATATTCTGATTCTTTATTTCTTCCCCTGCTATCTGCAAAGCAGTGAATCTGCCACTTAATTCTCCTGCATCCTCATGTGTCATTTCAGTTCCAAACCCTCTTGATGTGGATGATTGAGAAGTAGAAGATGATGATTCCCACCCAAAGATCTCAGCCATATTATCTCTTTCGGTGATCATGCTTTGGAGTAATTCATCTCTGGCATTGCGTAGTTCTTGAATTTCTTCTTTAGTATAATTTTGATCGGAACCGGCGGCAACCCAACTGTCATACAGCTTGCGTATTTGATCTTTATACTGTCCTGCAACCAGTCCTGCCATCATTGACTTACGAAGATATTCCTCGAAGTTATCACACATATCTTCGTAAGATGTCTCCATGTTAGAGAGTTGGTCAATGAATCCACTATAGAAACTATCATAAGACACCCCCGTAATAGCTTCATTGAGTGCATCCTTTAGTTCGTTAGCTTCATCCTTACAGTCAACAATACTTTCAAGGTTCTCACGGATACGACTGTCAATAGCACTCCAAGCCTCCGGCATTTGGCTCATGAGTAGATAAAGTTCATCACCGCTTAGATAATACAGGTCATCCATTGATTTTATGGATTTACCGATAATTTCACTCATTTGGGCAAAGTTATCGGAGCCTACATTCTTATTAGAATGCCATTCTGCGGAATGGTGATTCCAAGAAGCACCTGCACGCCCGGAAGCGTCTGCAATCTTTTGCAAGTTCAGAAGTTTCTTCTCATAGTTATCTAAAGCTGTAGAAGCAGCATCTATGGACGTAAAACCTCCACCAAAAGTGATATTTTCTTTCGATTTATCAATAATTCTATCATAAACAGAATTGATTGCTTCAAGTTGTTCTTTTATCTTTTCATAGTAAGCAGTACCATCAGAACCAAACAAACTGCCCATGGCATTTACCACCTGTGAGATACCGGAAACAGCACTCATTACTCCACCAACAATGTCACCGGACATTATCTGTCCGATACCGGAAGCTGTTTGTCCTAATCCGCTAATTCCATCTATGGCGCTTTGTATATTAGAATCATCAATCCCGAAGATATTAGCGATGTCGGCACCAAATTCTTTCAATGCGGGGGAGAATGATGTAATAGCATTCCCTATATCAGTAATACCTTGACCTACTTTCTTGGAATCTCCACCGGCTTTCTTAATCGCATCAACACCTTTATCTATGTCTGATTTAAATGACAACCACGGAGACTTTCCTTTTAATTCATCTTTTAATCCTTTGATTGCATCGGTGATATCTTTAATGCTGATTTTACCGTTTTCAATATTTTCTATATCCTTGTCTGTAAAACCAATATCCTTTAAATCACCAATAGTAATATCCTTATCAGAACCGGACATATACTTGATAAGCATCTCATACTTGTCAATGATAGATTGAATAGCAGAGACAGACTTATTGCTTGCATCCTCAAATAGGTCAGCCATAGCCTTTGCGGATTTACCAAACTGTTCATCTAGTTGTTCTACAGCTTGATTCTTTTCAGCTACTTTAATGGCATATTCAGGACTGTCTGACTGAAGTTTGGCTATTTCATCATCGTACTTCTGGATAAGGTTCTTGCGCTTCTCTTGATAGTTACCAAATTCAATGAAGTATTCTTGCCAAGCTTGAATCTGCTTATCACTAAGTTCTTTTTTGCCCTTTTCAAAGGAAATGATAGCAACTTTATAAAGTTCATCAAAGTACTTACTTTCATCATCAGACAATTTAATTCCAGTAGCATCAAATGACTTTCCCTTATTTTTCGGATTTGCTTCCCAGGCAGCACGGGCATCTTCAATTTTCTTTCGCAAAGCATCCTCTTTCTGCCGGTCTATAGCATGCATCTCTTTCTCGAAGTTGAGTTCCATCTGGGCAATGGTTTTCTTAGAACCTTCATCCATAGCTTTGATACGAGCTTCATCAACTTTCATCTGCAAGTCTTCGGCAGAACGCTTTTGTTCCAATGCTTGTTTATCAAGGAGGAGATTGTATTTCTCTGTTTGCTGGCGGAGTTTTTCGGCTTGATTCTCCTGTTTGCTTAATGAACTACCTGTAATACCGCCTAAATCCTTGTAGGATTTCTCTTTAGCCTGCATTTCGTTACGGGCATTCTTCACTTGTTCAGATGTAGCTTTTTGATCATTCAAAAGTGTTTCGTACCCTTTCTTTGCTTTCTCCCAATCTTCTTTTGCTTTGGCAAGATCTTGTTTGTAGGTAGAAGGTTTTACAAGTGCTACCTCAAGCAGTTTCTTTTGCCCTTCCAATTCTTCTTTAGAGAATGTCACTGAAAGAAAACTATTACCCGTGATAGTTCCTTTACTAACTCCTTTTAACTGCATCTTAGCTAAAAGACGTTCCCTGTCCTTTATTGCTGCTTCTATTTGTGAATTGGAATACCCTGTCAAATCTGCTAATATAGCATCTGTTTCCTCTTTTTTGAGAGAACCTTCTAATTCTGAACGCTTATTTTTCAGCATTTCCAGTTTAGTATTCTCAGCATTTGTTAACCCTCTACCACCATGATATCTTTGTTTAGCAAGTTTTTCTAAATCAGCAATTTGCTTATTTACGTTAGCCAGTTCATTTTGAGGATTTGTTACAGATTTGTTCTTTTCATACTTGTCTATCTCTTTGTGGATATCAAGTATATGCTGAAGCATTTCTGTTTCTGTCTTGTATTTCTCGAAAATAGCCGGATATTTCTGTATCAACCGGACAAGAGCATCTTTTCTGTCTTCTGTAGCAGCCTTATAATTTTCTGCAACAGACAAATTTTTATCAGTTTCAGCTTTAAGTTTCCGCTCTTTAGCTATTGCTTCATCTTTTGTTTTATTATAATCATCTTCAACCGCTTTCAACTGACGCGTTGTCTCAAGTAAGGTGAGGTTAACAGTTATAAGTCCACCAACTGCCACTGCTAACAACACATAAGGATTAGTCAGCATAGCCGCATTCAAAGCTAGTTGCGCCTTTCTTGCCATTACACGGACATTAGTAAGACCGATTTCGACAAGAGTATGTTTGCTTTCGGCAGCAGTAACAAGCATCACTGCTGTTCTATAAGTTCCATAGGTTGCTATTAATCCAGCTAATACCTTGCCGACAGTTTCGTAGTTTTCCACAATAGAAGTTGCCATAGAAATAGTCTTAGATGTCAATCCTTGTGTATCTTCTCCTATGGAGTTAAGCATTCTATCCCAGGCATCACCGAGATTACTTATTTGCCCTGATAATGTCTCTGACTGTTTCTCCATAAGGTTATAGAACTTACCACCTTCATCAGTCATTTTCTTGATAACAGCTTCAACTTGGGGAAAGCCTATTTGCCCAGCAGTTACCATTTTGTTGATTTCTTCCTCCGTTTTACCAAGCATGGTCGCAAGCTCTTTCACAAGAGGAATACCACGCCCCATGAATTGCCGGACATCTTGAGTAAAGAGTCTGCCCTGTGTTTGGGTTGTTCCGTATAGATAAACCATGTCTCCCAAAGGTATGGAAAGTCCGGAAGCGATATTGCCTAATCGTATCAAGGTATCATTCACATCTTTAGCTTCTGTACCATAAGCGAGTAACTGTTTAGCTCCATCAGCAACCCCTTGAAGGTCAAAAGGTGTTTTGGCAGCAGTTTCCACCATTTGAGCCATCAGCTTATCCGCCTTTTCTTTACTGCCAAGCATAGTTTCAAAGGATATTTGAGTTTTCTGAAACTCGCCTCGGACATTTACCAGATCAGAAATAAACTTATTTATAGCAGCAGCACCCCCGATAACCCCTAATGCTTTCTTCCATGAAATGGCAATACCATTAGTCGTTTCTATAACTTGCTTCCCGTCATTCTTGTACAGAGCGTATTCATCACGGAGTTTCTTTACAGATAAACGGGCGTTGGCTTGCTCTTGGGTAAGTTTAAAAAGCGCATCCCTTTCTTTTCCAAGAGCTTTTTCCTGCTCTCTGATATGATTTAGTAATGATTTATCTTCACCGCCTCTTGATACTATCGTTTTATACAATTCCTTATTTTTACGAATTGTTGTTTGTAAAGTGCCGATAGCATTTTTTTGAACGATAATCTTTTCAGTAAACCCGTTGACGGACTGTGAGGCATCAAATATCTTCTTTTTGAAACCATTCTCCATTTCTGCTCCAGCTTTAGCAGCACTGGTTACTAACTCATCCATTCGTTGAGTGGATGCGGCAAGTTGAGTGTTCAGAGTTTTGAATGCAGCAGGGGATTGCGTGCTATCCATATTCTTCAACGTACTCTTTAACTTCTCTATTTCATTGCGAAGTCTTACAACTTCTTCCCAATCCGCTTCCACGCGAAATACGAGCTTTCCCATTTTATTCTTATTTTTAATTATTTACTATTAAAATTACGGTATATCTAAATCTATACATGACTATTTTACAACAAAAAAGTCGCAATAAGCCGATTGTGATAAAATAATTGTGAATGTAGATATTAGAAGCTTATTTTACTATTTCATAGATTGCAAAAGTACGACATTGGAAGAATTGTCGTGAAATAGTTTGAACTGATTTGATTTTAGGCTATTTTTGCTGCAATATCAACATTAAATACACTATTTATGAAAAACGAATTTATTATATCCACGACTAATAATATAGAAGGTTGCCCTATTAAAAAATATATAGACACAATTTGTTCTAACATTGTAATAGGTACGAATATATTTTCTGATTTTGCAGCTTCATTGACTGATTTTTTTGGAGGACGTTCCGATTCATATAAAAGAAAACTTGAAATAATATATAATGAAGCATCAAAAGAATTAAAACAAAAAGCATTAAACATAGGCGCTAATGCCATTATAGGTTTTAAAGTTGATTTTGATGAGATTTCTGGCAAGGACAAATCTATGTTCATGGTGTCTGTATTAGGTACTGCTTGCATTATTGAATATAAAGATGATTGTTCAGAAACTGCAATTAGTAATAGTATAATAGCCCAAGATGAACTTGATAAAGAAATAAAAAGGAGATATATAATATCCCAAATAAATCATGGTGCAGACCTAAAGGAACAATGGTTCGAATTCTTATTAGAAAACCCTCAAATAGATATTATTAACAATCTATTAGATCGATATGTTGCATATTATAAAGGATATGATACCTATAAAGAGAACATCCATTTTATTGAAAAACATTTATCCTTACTTCCTAAAGGTGAAGTAGTTGATAAAGTCTATTCAAAATATGAGGCTAATAAAAAAGAAATAAAAGCTCTTATTACCAATTGTAATTTATTCAGTCCGACTAATCTTTTGTCGTTATGCCGAGTGGATTGTCATTTAGCCATAGATCTACTTTTAACTAATACAGACTATTATCGAAAAGAGGATATTTTAGCTATGAGTGAAATATACAATATACTAGCTTCACTCCCTAATACAGGAAAAATAGAAGTAGTAAAAGGAGGACTACTAGGTAAAGAACAAGAGAAATTTATTTGTCAAAATGGGCATAAAAGTTCTCCTAATTCTGAATTCTGTGAAAATTTTAACTGCGGAGTAAATATAAAAGGACTAACAAAAGATGAAACTTGGACAATATCAAAATTCAAGCAAAGAATAGATGTTTTGAACGATATGATGAAATAATTGATAAAGATAATGCGCACCCCAACTTAATGAGGTGCGCATTATTGTTTAAATAAACTTACCGGTCTTCAGAACATATCGTGCAATAATCCTTTTGCTATTGAATAAATAAGCATATTTGCGTTTTACTTCTATGCCAGATGGCTGCTGCATTATGATACTATTGTTCTCACAATGCTTTTGATACTTGGATAAAATTAATTCTTCCATAGCTTACTCATTTTAGAATTTCGTTAAAAATATCCATCCCAATAAAGTCTGTGTTTAATAAGCACTCCACATCCTTATGTATAGAGAGTAATTCATCTTTATTGTTTTTATATCTATCCAGTGCTCTTATCTTCCCAATGATAAACTGGAGGCAGTGACAGACATATAACATCATAGTAGATAAATTTTCCGCCTGTACTTCATCAGCTGCCTTTGATAGAGTTTTGTCGGAGAAGGTCATAGGTATCATATTGCCGCTCTCGTCTTCTTTATAAGTTGGGATCTCTGTACCAAATGCCTGCTTAAAGATATCTGTTACAGAAATTCTTGCATTGGTTTGTAAGGCTGAACATAATCCGTCAAGATGCTCCGGCTTTGTTTCCTGAACAATATCCCGCCAGTCATCTTGAACTAAGTCTCTGATAACCGTATAATATTTTAAATCTTCATCGGATAAGTTTACTGTCCTAATATTACCCTCACTGTCGTAGTCTTCACCTTTACCACCGTATTCTTTTATGGATTCAAGACGTTTAGCTGAAGCATAGTATTGCCAACTTGACCCGAATTCGGATTCATATTCGTTGAGAATATCTTTCCAACGATTCAATTTATCAATAACTCCATGCATGTACATTTCCCAAAGACAACTCTCGTAAAATAGATATGCGCAGTTTTCTCCCTTCTTTTCTATTTCAAATGTAGAAGGAGCTGACATGATTCTTACAGTCTCTAATTCATGCAGTACTTTATTAAATAGGTTCGCAAGATTACTGTTATCCTCTATATGAGAAAATAAATCATAAAAACATCCTCTTGCCATAATTATGCAGCTATTTTGTTGGTTATCAATAATAATATTTCCTTTCTTTTATGCTCATACCATTTCACTTGAACCTCGTTTTGACTTTGTGGATGAACCTCATTTTCACCCCAATCGCTATACTGTTCAGTGATAACCCAAAATGCCTTATCCTTACCTTTACTTGTTTTTCTTGTGTGGCTTTCAAGTATGCCATATTGAGCAAGTATTTTATTTGCTTTCTGAGGGCTAATACCAGTACCTTCTACAATTTGTGTCATTGTAATCAGTACTCCTTTCGATTCTACATAATCCGGAGTAGGTAGTCCAAGAGGTTCATTTATTGCTTTAATCAATGGCAGCTTTGAAGCCTCATTTAAGTTCAAAGTTTTGATAGTGTAGTCTGCTGCCATCATCCGGGCAGCAGTAAGGTCTTGAAGTTTAGGTACAGCATAAGAGTCTGATGTTGCAATTTTCTCGCAAGCTATAAAATAACGTCTCGCCTGTTTACCCTTTTCATTACCTTCAACCATAGATAATTCTTTAGCGGCATCAATAGATAAGACATATTCAGTTAAAGGTCTCCCTCCATTGGGGTTTTTGATAAAGTTATCAAAAACCTGATAGTCTATATTTTCAATTAGCCCATATTTGTCAATACGATTTTTAATCCAGTTTGTAAACTCCTGCTTACTTTCCAAGAAAGTATGCAGATAACGTGCACTAACAGCTTTTTTGCCATTACTTTCCTCAATAGGAATCAATTCATTTAAATTTTCCATATCTTTGTACTATTAAGTTTATCGGCCTCATATTCTCAACGTAGTGCACCACCAACTTACGTTTTGTGTAAGAGGTCTTTTTTGTGATGCTTTGTAGCAAGCAGGGAATCGAACCCAATACGCACCTAACTGCTCTTGCTGAACCCTCTTTCATACTTATCTACGCTTAGAATCATACAAAAGAGAAAGCTCCATTTTTTCACTATCAAAATGTGGCTGCCTGATAGTTACTCGAATAGAGCTTTAAAAATATCTTCATTATGCCTGGCAGCCACGCGAGACATCCTCATTATCTTTTTTGCAAATGTGAGGAGATTTTTCATAACATGCAAACCCTCAAAAACTAGCATATTTTACTTTTGCGTCAAAACCTCACTTTTGCAGAAAATAGTGTTCTTTTTAACTATACTCTTTGATTATTTTGCAATTATTAAAAGGCAGCCTTTAAAGTCGTGCGAGCTGCCTTTGGATAATCGTGTTACTTGCCTGCTTTTAAAGCTTTGCCTATCGCTAAATCAGCTTTATCCGAGAAGATTATACCCATTATCTCACACAAGTCGTAAGTGAAGTCACAAAGAGAACTTGTCATGTGAGTGAGTGTGCTTTCTGCTTTGATAACATCGGTCACATCTTCATCTTCGAGCAAGGTGTATATTTTCTCTCTCGTCTCTCTAAGCAAGCATATAGCCTCTAATATGCCATCATGAACGGCTTGCTTCTTTACTTCTTCTAAATTAATACGTGTCATAATCCTTATATTTTATGTGTTTATATTCTATTTAATCACCACAATATTGAGCACCCATATAGCCTTTACTATTCACGTTGTAGCAGTCAGACCAAGTAAGTCTACTCTCGACATGAGAAGTATGTTCTGCGGGCTTGTAATTAGCTACCATAACCTTTATCTTAGCTTCACGTTCTTCTCTAAACTTGATAGCGTCTTTAGCCCAAGCCCAAGCGAGTTTCAGACATTCACCAAAGGTTCTGCCCATTCTTGAATTACTTCTGTAGAAGCGATGAGCGTCTTTCATGATTTGGGATAAGTTGTAGCGTTTCATAATCTTAATTATTTAGTGTTTATACTATTTTGTTCTACTTTGATGATGCAAACATACTACTTAAATAGTATAACGCAAAGCAAAAAGAACTACTTAATTAGTATATTAACCTTATTTAATACTATTATAATAGTATAAAGCACAAAGAAACGTACCTTTGCATAAAATTAAAGTACACGATTATGAATTTAAGAATAACCGAACATTGTAAGTCGCAGGGCATAACATTGCAAGATTTAGCCGATAAGATAGGAGTAGCTCGTTCAACATTGGCTAATACATTATCCAAAGGCAATCCAACCGTTGAAACCCTTTCTAAGATAGCGGATGCCCTCGGAGTTGAAATTACAGACCTATTTGAAAAATCTTCTTCCGACGAAGTAATCGGCGTCGTCCGCATCGGTGATAACACTCATGTTATCAACAGCAAGGAGGATATTAAGAAGTTAGCGGATAATTTATAATTTTATGAATATAAAGTCACTAAGAATAACAAATAATGGCAGACATTGTTATTCCATGATATAATAACACTATATTTGCATAATAAACTAACCCTATAATCAATGGCACAATTAATAATAAAGAACATAGGACCAATAAAAGATATAGATATTACACTAAATAAAATAAATGTAATCATAGGTCCGCAAAGCTCAGGTAAAAGTACTATTAACAAAATTGCATGCTTTTGCTCATGGGTAGAAAAGAAAGTTTCCCTAGATCAATCTTTTGACTACTTCATGAAAGACAATAATTTCTTGGAAAATCTAGTAACATTCCATAAACTAGAAGGATATTTTTCTAGTAATTCAGAAATTAGATATACTTCAGAAGTAATAAAATATATATTTGTATATAATAAACAGATTCCCACATTCGAATGGGTTAATCAGTACGATTATATCAGAACTAAGATTTCTTATATACCAGCAGAACGTAATATTGTATCTATGATTGCAGATTGGAAACAAGTAAACTTACCTAAAAACAATATATTTAATTTCATGTCTGACTGGAATATGGCCAGAAAGATATACTCTCCAGAGAATAATCTAAACATTGATTATTTAAAAATAAAATACTTTTATGATGAAAGTCAAGATGTAGATTTCTTAGAAACATTAGATGGCAATAAGATTCAATTAATAAATGCCTCTAGTGGTCAACAATCTATGATTCCACTCTATATTTTGATTAATTACTTTACCAAATCTATTTATGAAAAAAAAATAGATACCAATATTGAGGACAAAGAAAGAAATGAAAGGTTGGTGACCTTCATACTAAACAAGGCTTTATCTGATGTTATTGATAATGAAGTTGACACAAAGAATGAAGATGAGGTGATTAAATATATAAGTACTATCCTAAAAGTAGAAAAGACAGATAAGAAGATTTCTATCCCTATAAAAGGCAAGGAATTTATAAACTCATTAACCAACTATATTTCTCATTTCACAAAGACCAATTATAGTAGTTTATTCATTGAAGAACCTGAACTAAACTTATTTCCTTCCACACAAAAAGAGTTACTATACTTTATAATAAACGCCATAAAAGAGAAAGAGCATAACTTATTTTTAACAACACATAGTCCATATATACTCTACTCATTAAATAATTGTATAATGGGTTGGCTTGTAAAGGATAATATGCCAAATGATATTGCAAATTCTTTAGAAAGTCACAATTCATGGATTAATCCTAAATTAATTTCTGTATGGCAAATTAAAGATGGTGAAATATTTTCCATACAAGAGCCCCATACTAATAGTATTGGGAAACATTATTTTAATGAAATAATGAATGAAACGATGGATGAATATTACACAATGCTTAACTATTTTACCCCAAATAGCAATGAAAAATAGATTACTGAATAAATTCCGTAGATGCAAACACAAACATTCAATTTGTTCTATCTATAATCCGAATCTATACATTGTTGATTGGAAAAATACTAATGGAGGTAAGGTCGAAATCTCAGGAGCTAAGAATTCCATCATAAATTCGGTACATTTAAGTAACGAAAAAAGCATTCATATTTTCTTTGATGGTTTCTTAGATAATGCCTTACCTATGACAAATAGTACATACTCAAAACAATGTGAATGTGTACTCTTTCCAATAAATTGTGATCAAGAAGAGTGGGTATTATTTATCGAAACAAAATATGCAAAAGATATTTCAGCAGCACAAAAGCCAGCAGCAAATTACCCATATTGTATGATTGAACAAATTAAAGCTACTGTCGCATATTTTAGGAATAAAGGAATTATTGCTAATGACAAAATTGTACATGCTATCATCTCATTTCCTAATCTTATGGAGGGATTCAATTCATGGGTATTTCCTATTAAACATAACGGTGTTGAAGAATCTATTTTAGATATTCTAATCAATGATAAAATAATTATTAGAGCTACCAATAAGGCCCAAATAATCAATGACAAAAATATACGTTTGCTTTCATAAAAAGTACATTCTCAAATGAAATATATCTAAAAGCCGGATTTCTCCGGCTTTTTCTTTACCCACCATTCAGTCCCATGTAAGACCTACGAGAGAACTTACGGGCGTACTGACTATCGGTTATTTTCGCCGACGTATTTAATCTCTTGCGTATATTAGACGTATATTGTTTATACGCAGAGTTTACTCTGTCCATACGCTTTCCAAACACACTATCGGGGGTGTTTTGGTAATTAAATGCGATTCGTGCTCTTTGAGCCGCTAAATCATCTAAACTTTTTCTTCTTCTAACTCAGCTTTAATTTTTAAAAGTTAAACAATATAATTCAGCCATATTTATTACTTTAATGGATTCCTACCTTTAGTTTTAAAAAATTCATCCTCTGAAACCTCCTCCATGACTTCTCCGTAGACCGTATGAAGCTTGTCTTTTTGCATGATAATCAAATTGCGATATGGAATTTTAAATACAACTTCATCGTAACTTAGATGTAAAACCTCCATGAACGTAGCAATTTGACCTAATAACGTGACGTTTCCTACGACCGTTGCTTTGCTGTCAGTAGAGCAACGTTCTTGGCTAAAACTGACAGCCTGTAAAAATTTTCAGCAGAAATCATGGAAAGTCCTGTTGCCAATGCCTCTATCACTTCATCGAATGTCCCATGAGACAATTCTTCATGTAGATATTCATCGCCTTGTATGAGCCATGAGAGAGCACGAGAAGCTGTTTCTACATCTTTCAATGAACGAAGCATATCCATTACCGTAACCCCGTCTTTCAAGTCGGAGAGATAATACCCGGCACCGGCTATCTTATGAATAGTGAGAGGATGGATTACGTAGGCTTTCCCGTTCACGAACACCGTTTCAAAGTCTTTCCCCAAAACGGCTGCACTTACTATTTTTGATGCGTTATTTTCCATGTCGAAACTAAAAAGGCGGTGAGCAATCACCCACCGCCATCCTGAAAACATTATTTTTTACCTTAAATTTATGCTGTAGGAGCATCCACTTTTTCACCATCAAGCCAGTACTCACCAGCTACACTAGCAGTTGGATTTTCCATGGCAACGGCAGAAACGCCCAGACCTATATTCTTCTCAACGAAGTTACCTTTACCGATTATGGAGGCATTGGTAAATACAATGTAGTTACCCGTCTTGGTCATACCGACAACAGCTTTGTTGATAACCTCTGCGACATCCGGTTCATTCCAACCAACAACTGTTTCTCCGTCTTTCACAAGCTCACCGCCTTGCAACTCTTTCTTGTCCTCAAAGGAATATTCTCCCATAGTAAATGCCATAGTTCTTGCACCTTTGGCGGTAACATCCTTGTAGTAAACCTTTCCGGTCAACTCATTGATGTAATCAGTCGTGGTCGGGTCATCTTCAGTATATCCCCAAGTATCTTGATGGGAGTTCTTCACTTCCGTAGCGGAAGCCAACCACGTTTTCAAAGAAGTAGGCGTAACGGCAGCAGTAATAACCGCACCGTACCAAATCTTTTTAATTCCGATAAATGGTTTCATATTTTCTCATTTTACATTTAATACTTCAAATAAAATTCTTACATTCACATAATGACACTTCAAAGCAGTGTCCGCTTCTGTACCGATTGAATCAATGGAGTAACGATAGGTTGTTCCGTCATAGGAGCTTACTACGTCATCAAACCGCTTGTTGGCTTCTCTTTCGAGTTCATTCAGACGGATGGTGTTAGCTTCATTCTCGCTCAAATCGGGAACACAAAGATTTACTTCCGCGAAAGACTTTTTCCAATAAGTCCCCGGCTGTTGCTTCTTCGCGTGAATGACAATTCTTTCAGACTTCAATTCGCCTGTCAGCGTTTCACCGTCCGGCACTATGTCTATACCGAAAGTCTTGCAGTCACGATAAAGAATGTTTCCTATGTCGGTGGTTACTATCATTCAAATTCTTCTTTTAATCGTTTCTCCGCATATAATGCAGCACCACTTAAAACATCAAACCCTTTAGATTCCACGAAGGAGGCGTATTCCGCTTCGTTTTTCAGAGTTAAACCATCTTTATCAACATCGTAATCATTGGACGTTCTCAAAGTGAGCGTGTGGTCTTGATAATCGCCATGTTCCTCTGCGTGCTTCACAGCTTCATCTCCCACATCAATCATTTTCTTCTCGACTTCCCATTCTCCGCCTTGAAAGAACTGGTCTACATCTGAAAAATCTGCATCTACATCCATAGCTCCGAGTAGTTAAAGTAGTTCGTACACTTCACCGTGTAAACCTCGCCTTGACCTCTCACACTCTTACCATCCATGCAACGGACTTCTTGCCCTGCTTTGATAGTGATTCTTTTCTCGCACACTACATGATAATTAGGACGATACACAGAGCCATTATCAGAGGTAAACTCTTTCGTGGTGTTATCATCGCAACAGCACTTGCATACATCCTGCCAGCTTTCACCGCCAGTACTGGGTATCGGTCTGCCGAACTCATCCTTATCCATCGGCTTAATCACCTTAACCTGCAATATGTGTGGAGCAAAATACATTACCAAAGATTAGATATGTCCTTAATTATATTTAATCCTAATAAAACAGAGGTTGCATCATCTAAGGCAATTCCGTACTTCTTACATAAGAACAAGTAATAGTCCTTAATGCCTTGAATGTTCCAAGACATAGAGAAGCTGCTTTCATTGATTGAAGTGGCACGGAGTAGGAGAGAGGGGATAAACTTAGCCATAGCCACTGAGACGCGATCGTGGCAATCTTCGTTTATCTCATCCTCTCCGTTTATCTTCGATGTTAGACACATATCCAAAAGGTCAGCCTCCGACAACTGAATGCCGAAGGTCTGGAACTTCTGTTTTATGTAGTCGTTTACCGTCATACCTCAATACCTAAAGCCTTTTTCAAAGCCGAAGTCTTTTCTTCGTCCAAAGCCGTAACATTAGCCAAAAGAGTTTCCTCTTTCATGTTCATAGCACCTTTTTCACCGATAGACTTCAATGCTTCAACCAACTCTTTCTTCTCGAACTCCTTTTCAAAGAGGGAGATTTTAACCTCCTTCTTTCCTTCGGGAACTTCGACACGCTCAGCAAGTTTGCGGTTCACCAAGTCTTCAATACGAGCTTCATCTTCTATTTCAATCACCTCACCAGGATTATAAAGCTGGTGAGTAAACTTGTCTCGAAAAACAGTTGTTACTTTTACTTTCATCCCTGCACAGTTTTGGAGTCCAACGTATAGATTCTGTCGACATTGTTAATGATAGGAACAACCATAGCTTGAGAAGAAGTGAATTCTCTCAACGGGTCATTCTTTGAGTACTTAGACAGCAAAACGAACTCGTCTGCCACCTGGTATTCAACACCGGCAACCCGACGTGTGGCTTCTGCGGTATTAGTCCATACAAGAGAGCCCAGCTTCTCATCACAAGTAAAGACTACCATACCCTGTTGCCAAGGAGAATGCGACTTCTTGACACCATTGATTTCAGTCTTAATCTTACGGGCAACACGATGAAGGGTTACATCCCATTTTGTCTTTACTACTTGGGAAGCCTTTTCAAAATCCAATGTCGGAACACTGGAACCGGACTGGGCAGTAACTTTGTTATCGAAAGCATATTGCTCACGTACCTGCTTACTTTGATAGAATCCTTTCAAAGCAACATCATCCAACCAAATGTCAGTAATGGTGTTTTGGTCTTCCAAAGCTTTATCAAACACCTGTTGCATATCATCAAGAGGTTTTGATGTATCTGGGTCACTCCATAAAACTGAGACACCGAATTTGTTTGCAGTGTAATAGCCAATATCAATACGGACACCGGTTCCGTTATTGCGTTCGCTTAAACCGATACCGGTTGACAGCTCAGAAAGGAACATATCTTCAATACGCTCCCATACGCCTTCAAGACAGCGCGGGAGATCATTGAAAATCTTATTCACGATTTGATTGAGAGGCAGATTCTGTGCAATCATGGCGTCAATGTCCTTCATCTGCTTTTCAGTCAGATAAAGCTTCATACCAACTTTCGGAATCTCACCGGAGGCAGTTTCGATAGAATCACGAGTCTTCAGCGGAAGTTCGGAATCCAAAGAAACGACATCGGCAGCCACCCGGTTATACTCAGCCAGAATACTAGACCAACGTCCATCAGCAGAGAAATCCGGGGTAAGCAGCGTCTTATACATATAAGGAAGCTGATTAGCTCTCTTTTCGTTCAATCTCTCAATGATGGAAACGACCAACTGAGGGAAGAACCTTTGAACATACTCTAAGTAAAGTGATTTTTCCATTTATTATGCCTCCTCGTCTTTAATGAAATCAATATGCGGGCATGCAGTTTTGAATGCCGAAAGAATAGTATCCATAGGATAAGGAACAGCAATACCATTTACCTCTCCCCATGTCATGATTGAAGCTGCAGGATTCTCGGACAGAATAGTACGATACAGCACTCCTGCATAGCTAAACCCGGACGGCAAACTTCCGTACACATATACGGTGTTCCCGTTTTCGTCCTTCACCTCTGTTTGACTACCGGATTCACCCTCCATTTTCGGAGTCAAGGGCATAGGCTTATAAACTCCATCCTTAGTCACTACCACAGAACCGGACTTTACCACTTTGAGCGGATAACCCGTCATGTCGAGCGTCCGGCCGCCTTTAATGCCGGAAATGTATTTCTGGATAACAATTGAATCATCACCGAAAATTACCTGCTCTCTTTCATTGTTTAAATTTGCTTTTGTCATTCTCTTTTCTTTTAATTAACCAACTAATGATTTGGCAATGGCATCCACTTCATTCTTATCAGGTTTATTGTCTGATAGAGGAAATGAATTCTTATTGCCTGGTAGTAATTGCGCCTTGACATTGTTCGCTACCGTAGTCAGATGAGAAGTAATCGCTTCTTCATTAGCATCCGATGCTATTGAAAAGCCCTCTTCAATTCTCCACTGTGGTATGCCCAACTCTTTGGCTTTGGATATAATCAGATTGTTCCGTTCGGTAGCAGTCTTTTCAGCCTTGAAAGTTTCATTCTCTTTCTTGATACCATTAAAACCCTCCAAGAGTGCTTTGTTAGTTTCCTTCAATTCCTTGATTGTTCTTTCATTAGCTTCTTTCTCTACCTTGTACCAATCTGGCATATCCTTTTCTCTCTCATGTTTTGTCTGTTCTTCCTGTCTTTTGGCTTCTTCTTCGGCTTTCTTCTTAGCTTCTTCTGCCTCAAGCTCTTTTTTTGCATCGGCTTTAGCTTTAGCAGCAGCATCAGTAACGCGCTTGTCGCTTGTCTTTTGAAGGTTTTCGAGGAATCCTTTTTGTGCGGAAACAACAGTGTTGATGTTCTCATCAGTAACAAGTCCTATAGCGGCGAGACTATCAGCATGTGCCTGTAGAACGACATCTCCTAACCCAAGATGAGAAAACTCTTGTTTTAGCTTTTGGAAAATCTTTTCTTTCATACCGTATGAATTTTAATTATCAATTTGAGATAGTAAAAATACTACCAATACAAACGATTAGTAAATATTTAAAATGTCCATTCACGACAATAGAGCCATTGTCGTGAATATGGTATAAAAGTAGTCAGTAAGTAGGTGGGAGAGAAATAATTAGAAAGGTGGAAAACCACAATTGGGAGATTGTGGGAAATGAGTATAAAAAAAGCGTGAAACCAAGTAGAATCACGCCCGATAAAGTTAATGTAAAAGAAATCTCGATCAAAACTATTTCTCCACCATTAAAAAGTCCATTTCTTTTAATGTGCCAACAAAATTCTCATCAGTATTCCGATTATAATAAATCTTCCTAATTGACTCTTTAGGTATCTTTATTCTATATCCAAGCACATCTTGAGGTGCATTCTGTATAACTCTATATGGAAGTATAATTCTTTCTTCATCTTGTTTTTCATAGCGGATGTTTATGGTTGTTATAAATCGCATTATAAATTCATCCATCAATTTTTGGTCACGGGCAATATCCCCTCTTAATGATTTATAATATTCACCATCTTTCGTTTCTTCCCAAAGAACATCATATCCATTTTTATCACTTGATTCCAAAATAATAGGATGCTCTTTATATTGTACTTCTTTGAAACAATTACCTAGATAATATTTTCTTATAAAATATTCTTCAAGTATTTTTTTATCATATTCAATAAAAATAGAATTGTGACCTTTAGGGAATCGCCTCCATTCTGTTGCTTTTGGTAAGCATTTTGTAAAACAGCACATCCCTAATCGACTTAGTTCTTCCCCTAACTTCTCTGCATTTCCAAAAATTTGTTCAAAAAGCTCTTTAACGGTAGTATTCTCTTCTGAGAATGCGATTATATTAGCATCATCAGAATCTTTATACTCTGTCGGTCTTGAGAACCATAAATAAGGTTCAGTCAGTTCTTCAATTGTTTTATCACTAACTGGTCTTAAGCGATATATAATTTCATTCATATTAGTACCACTTTCTTCAATTATCAACTATTACAGATAAACCTTCAAAATATAGAGTCTTTTTTTCTTCAAGGTATGCTCCTAATAGGTCTGCAACTGGTCTTTGCCCTCATTGGATAATGTTCATCTTCATACTCAATAACCAATTCTGATAAAATCCTCAATTCAATCAATTTCGGATCTGTCAAAGGCGTATCATCGTCTGTCATAGGAAGAAGCTCCTCTATCCTTTGGCAAATTGCATCATATTCTATCTCATTCTCTATCTTAGCCATATCAATGAGCTAGTTTTAATTGATTTTCCAAAGCCTGTCTTATGTACCCATTGATAGTAGTTCCCGTTTCTTGTGCAAGCATGGCAATCTTGCTATGTACCTCCGCAGGGATACGAATATTCAAAGTTCCGCTATACGGTTTGCGTGGTTCTATTCCGTCAGCCAAGCATCCGGCAAGATAACTATCTATGCCAGCTTCAAAATCAGCGCGGAGTTCATCAATATTACTGCCCTCATAAAGAATCAAATCTTTACTCATTCCAAGCACCTTTCCAAAAAGGCAGTTGTCAGCTTTGCTGTATTCAACTGAACCTTTATATCCTTTGTATTCCAAGTAATCCATATTCTATCCTTTCTATTTAATTAAACCATTGCTTTTCAAATGTTGATAAATCGCTTTCATCATCCACTCTTTCATAATACTTCCCGGATGCGGTTTATGAATATCAATATACTGCCCCGTCTGCTCATTTTTAAATCTAACACGAGAACCGGATGTAGCACCCTTGTTATGTTCGCTATATCCAAAAGCAGAAAGTACCTTTAAAGTTTCATCATAAGTGAAATCTTTAGGTAGCTTGCAAAAACGTTCTATCAACTTTTCTTTAGTACCCATATCATTTGTTCTTTTCGCAAATGTAACTAAATTTAGTTACACGGCAAAATAATATAGAGAAAAGTTTCAATCAAAAGCAAAAAAGCAGTATACTACAAGTTTTAATCTTTAAATTTCCAAATATAACCACCTGCATGGGTCAATCTATACCACTTTTTATATCGACTATGCATATATCCACCATTACAGCACTTTTTTATTGATGAAGAGGAAATACCTGTTTCCTTCTCCGCTATACATGCTGATGCGTAAGTCCGAATAAAGTTACCTGATAAGTCAAACTGATTAATAGGTTTATTCCTTATCGAATTATATTCTAATAATCTTTTAGAAATCCTCTGTTTAGCTGTACCATAGTTTAAATTATATTTTTGTGTACACCATTCGAGATTATCTACCTTATTATTTAACCCATTTTCATCACGATGGTTTATCACTACATAGCTATGCGGATTAGGAATAAAAGCAGATGCAACAAGTGTATGAACGAATACATCCTTATACTTGCCATATTTTGACAGCCTAATACGAAAGTAAGCCTTATTTTTCCTTGGAACTAATATCTTCTCATTCCTCGCTTTTGAATTTGATAGAGATTTTACCCTACCCCAATTTGACACTTGGTATAAACCTTCATACCCTTCAATGTCTTTCCAAATTTCGTCCATAATCATTTCATTTAAAAGTGAATAATAAAGGCAGCCTTTAAAGTCGTGCGGGCTGCCTCTGGATAATCGTGTTACTTGCCTGCTTTTAAAGCTTTGCCTATCGCTAAATCAGCTTTATCCGAGAAGATTATACCCATTATCTCACACAAGTCGTAAGTGAAGTCACAAAGAGAACTTGTCATGTGAGTGAGTGTGCTTTCTGCTTTGATAACATCGGTCACATCTTCATCTTCGAGCAAGGTGTATATTTTCTCTCTCGTCTCTCTAAGCAAGCATATAGCCTCTAATATGCCATCATGAACGGCTTGCTTCTTTACTTCTTCTAAATTAATACGTGTCATAATCCTTATATTTTATGTGTTTATATTCTATTTAATCACCACAATATTGAGCACCCATATAGCCTTTACTATTCACGTTGTAGCAGTCAGACCAAGTAAGTCTACTCTCGACATGAGAAGTATGTTCTGCGGGCTTGTAATTAGCTACCATAACCTTTATCTTAGCTTCACGTTCTTCTCTAAACTTGATAGCGTCTTTAGCCCAAGCCCAAGCGAGTTTCAGACATTCACCAAAGGTTCTGCCCATTCTTGAATTACTTCTGTAAAAGCGATGGGCGTCTTTCATGATTTGGGATAAGTTGTAGCGTTTCATAATTGTATGTTTTTAGAGTTATTATACTATCTCGTTTAATTCGATATTGCAAAGTAATACTATTTAGTTTAATTACGCAATAAGTAACAAGCTAAATAATGTTAATTATAAAACTATATAGATTTATTTTATTCAAATTATTGCATTATATAGTATAAACACCTATTTTTGTCGAATAAAACTATGTAGTATTATGGACTTTAGAACAAGAATAAAAGAACTTTGCCAAGAACAAGGCATCACTCAAAAAGAATTGGCTGAAAAAATGGGAATAACCGATATAAGTCTAAATAAGACTTTACGAGGTGAATATCCACAGTTGCAAACATTAGAAAAGATTGCGAATACATTAAATGTTCCTATTGCCGAACTATTTGAAAAGCCGAATGCCAGTAATGTTATCGGCTTCGTAAAAGTGGGTGATACCGTGCATGAAGTAAGGTCTGCGGAGGATGTGAAGAATTTAGCAGGAAAATTATAGTAACTTTAAATAATATAATTATGAAATGCCCACATTGTCAAGTAGAAGTAAATCCCAATTTTAGAGAAGTTTTTATAGGAAAATATGGAAATTCTTTTTATAGCTTATTTCATATGAGATGTCCCAATAGTGAATGTGACAAACCTATCGTACTTTTGGGATACGCAAGCAATGCTGATAAATACCCAGACGGTACAATATATATAGAAGAACAACCTTCCTGTAATTTTAAACAACTATTCCCTGTAGGAAGCGGTAGAATGCCTGCTGCTCCTGAAGTTGAATCTAAGTTTGCTGAAGATTATAATGAAGCCTGTTTGGTACTTCCATTCAGTCCTAAAGCAAGTGCAGCCTTGAGCCGTAGATGTTTACAAAATATTATCCGTTTGAAAGAAGGTATTAAAGAACGGAATCTCAAAATGGAGATTGATAAGCTAATAGCAACTAATAAGCTTCCATCATATATAAGTGATAATCTTGAAATAATACGTGGTTTTGGGAATATCGCTGCTCATGGAATGGAAGACCAAGCTTCTGGTGAAATATTAGATGTAGAGCCTAATGAAGCAGAGTTCTTATTGGATGTTTTGGAACTTCTTTTTGATTTGTATTTTATTCAAGTTGCTAAAGCTGCCAAGATGAAAGCTGCATTAAATCAAAAATTGACAAGCGCAGGACAAAAGCCTATACCATAAGTCGCATCGAGGAAGAACTTACTGAAATCAAGGAAGAGCAAGCTACAAAGAATACTAAAATCGGAAATAAAGAAGGGGATGGCTAAACCTCCCCCTCTTTCATATTTTGTTTTTCACCCTGTTCTTTTTCTCCAATTTCTATCCTTTCATCTTGCTTTGCATTCTTGATTCTCTCCACTTCTTCTTCAGGAGCATCGGTCAATGCCAACATCTGAACAGCCTGCTCCAACGAAGCTATTCCATCAGTGTATAATTTGCCGATAGCTGCCCATGTCCTTTGCTTGTCTTCTGTAAACGGTTCCGAGAAATCAAAGGAAATTTCTAATTCATCAAGTTCTGCAGCCTTGTCCGGATGGAGATACTTTAAAATACTAATGATTAGATTCTTTTCCCGGTCAACCAGTTCCTCATAAGTTTCTTTCCGGTTGTCTCTCTTGATGAAACCAAGAATCATGGCATTCTGTATTGCATCTCCTGAAAGAGTTCCCATTCCCTTTATCTTATCAAACGAAAAGTCGGGAGTGAATGTATCAAATAATATAGAATCGTTCAAATCCCGCTTTTCAGCTTCGCGAGTTTCGGAAGACTGCGGAGGATCGACATATTCAAATTTCGAGTTCACTCCTTGGCATTGAATCAATTTCCCAGGCTTATCGGGATCTGCCATCATTTGAATAACATCGGCGGAAGCAACTGCTATAGGATCAGCAAAATAGTTATTAGTATCCCCGACTTTTGAATCCAGAATTTCTTCACGTTTCAATCTTGGTTCCGCCCCATCCCATGCTTTGGGTTGGTTATAGTACAAGATGTTTATCTTTCCAGTCGGGTTAGGATAAGATTCAACTTCATAACCAATATTCCCTTTCCGACAGAAGAAAAGCATATTTGGTGTTTGAATATCCCAATGCTGAACAGTCTTTCCACTCTCCTTTAGCTTATAACCATACGCGAAAGCAGTCATATTCCTGTATTGATCAAACAGAGGGCGGAGTCGATAACCATTAGAGCGGGACATTACCATACTTTTTACCTGCTGTTCTCCAGTACGGTCATCCCTATACAAATGATAAATCTTCGCTGATTCTGTTTCGGCACCAGCAAGCCTCTTTGCCTGCCTCATGGTAGAGTTGAACCGGGTATTCTTTATGAAGTCTGTAAATAGACAGAACGCTTCATCAGAACCGGTTTCCTTCTTCCATCTTATCGGATTTCCTAGGAGGAAGAATAACTCCACTTCGTTGATATACCTTTGTCTGGACCGGGGAAGTTTCTCTGAAATATATGGATCATCATTCTTCCGGTACTTATTCGGTCTAGACATCACTTCGTGCGTTTGAGGATTATACTCTTTAATCGCACTATCAACTTCATCATCCCGGTTTTGCATCATGTCAATAGCTGTATCAATGTCTCCATCTTGAATGAGTTGATACAAGTCCCGTTCAACACCTGCTGAATTCAATGCAAGGTTACGGAAATAAGTCATTATCTGTTGCAAGTAGTTATTCATATCTCATATTTTAATAGATTCCTAAATCTGATTTATTCACGTTCTTTGGCTTGACTATTTGCCCAAGTATATACCCGTTTATATAATACCGTGTGGCATCCACTCCGTGATTATTCGCGTCTTCTGGTTCGTTTATATAGTTCCCGTCCTTGTCCTTTGCCCATACATAACTACGCCATTCCTTTTGCAGATTGTAAGACCGCTTTGTGATAAAAATGTTATCAAAGTCTTTTATCTTCTCTATTCCTGCTATAACGGAACCGGCAGGCTTGGATACAGGATATATGATAATTCCCCTATTGGCAAGTTCCTGTATAAGTCGAGGATCTGCACTATCCGCATATACATAAAGCCCAACTTTCTTTATTTCTCTAGCCAAATCGGATATTTCCATACCCGTTTGGTAAAACTGTTCGTCAATATACAAGTCATTATCCACTATCCCACATTTGACAAGTGCGGACGGGTCATTTGTAAAACCAAAGTCCAAACCACAAGCAACTTTCTTTGCCCAAGCAGGGAATTCATCAACAATGCCCCACTTCTTGAACACAGCACCTTCCGCAACGTCAGTCCAACGACCGATAACCACATGAGCATACTTTTCGGGGTTGTTCACCTTCATATTCTCGACCTCTTTCAAGAACTCCGGAGAAAGGTTCTCCAAGTTATCAAAGTAGGTAGTATGAATGTGGAGTACGTTCGGATGAGTGGATATTTGAACCTGTACACCGTCAATCTCTACAAGTTTGTGAGTGTTCTCAATGTATTTCTTGTAAATGAAGTGATTGGAATCGCACGGGTTCATTATGATGATAATCCGGTTCTGTATTCCCTTCTTACGGATGGAGAGCATTATCTTATCAAATTCTTCTTCATTCGTCCATTCCTCTGCTTCATCGCAGACGAAAGTAGTTATACCTTGAATGGATTTCAGCTTTGCAGTTTGATTCCCAGAAGAAGTCTTAATTCCCCGGAACATGATACGGCTCTTAGTCATTTTGTTGACTATATCCGTCTTGGTGGTTCGGAAATACTTCTCTGTTCCGTCCAGTTCTATCTTCTCCATCATTTCGGGGATGATAGACATGCCAGCGGAAACCATTGTATAACGGGTATAGAGAATCTGATGAATTATCTTCTGAACCGAAGTCAATTCAAAAGTCAACCGTTTAATGAAAGTAGAAGCGTTGAAAGACTTACCTGAACCACGACCACCAGTAATAAGGATAATAAACTTTTCCTTATCGGTGTACAGAGGATTATATATTTCTTGGGGTACAATCATTCAACTTTACTTTTAATCCATTCATCAATATTGATGCCCTGATTTATTTCCTTTGGAATATCATCGTCATTATCAATTCTTGGCGCCGGCTTATTCCATTGTTCTGGTTTGCGATTCTTTAACCAGAAAATACCGGCTGTTGTGTCGGGAGGAATCTCTTGTTCTAACTCCACAATTTCTATCCTTTCATTCTCACACCGTCTACCTTCATCATCATAATATACATCTTTCACCTTTATAGCTTGCTGGACTTTTACTTTCATTCCAGTAGCTTTTGTATAAAGAGTGTTTTCAACCTTCAGTTCAAGAGGTGCGCGCCCGTTTTTTAATGCTTTGGATAATTCGGGAATTTTACCTTTCAATTCAGAAAAATATGTTTCATTGTAGCCGATGTTTGCAGCAATTTGCTTATCGTCTAATCCATCTCTCGCCCATCCTTCTATACGAATGAGATTATGGGGGTCTTTAAAATCAAACTTCGGCTTTGCCATATTAATCTACTCTTTCTACCATATCCGATAAAACTTCACCTTTGATATATTTTTCTTGCGGTCTAAATCCGAACCGTTGCAAAAACACTTCTTTATTACTTTGGCTGCTGAAAGTAAGAACTACGAATGTATCTACTGATTCTTCATTCTTTGTTTGAGAATGGTTCATAACAGCCTTTCGCATCTCACGTTTATTGTCGTAAATTTCGTTATTCAGCTTCATAACCTCCTTATCTGCTTCGCTTGGTTCTTCTATTGATGGTAAATCTACTTCAACTCCTAAAATACCAACATCGTTAATATCAAGACCTGCGCACTCGAAATCTATATCACTCAACATTGAAGCCAAAATATCAGTATCAAATTCACCCTGAACTTTTGTATTGTTGAAAAATATGTTTTGTTCCTTTTCTTCTTTCTCGGACAAATCTACCATAGCAACTGTCAGGTTATAGTCCTTTTTCCTTTCAAGCGAATCAAGGATAGATATACGCTGATGCCCTGACACTATATTCATCGTGTTTTTATTCACCACAATAGTATCAAGAAGTCCCACTCGTTTTATATTATCTTTCAACTTCTTCTTGGCTGAATCTGATATTTTCCGAGGGTTATATTCTGCATTTTTAATTTGCCCACGATTAATAGTAGCAGTTTCAAATTTCTGATATTTACTAACTTCCTCCATACTTGGCTTCTATTAAATTAAATTCTTTGATAATCTTCTTGTAATCTTCCGGATAATGTTCTTTAATATACAATATTGTTTCAGGACGGAAATTAATACCCGAACTGCCTCTTTTGCTCCCAAGCTTCAGCGGTTCCGGTAGTTTATGCAACTTGATATACGAAAGGCAATCGTTATTAGTCCAGTTCACAATAGGATAATACTTTTCATAATCAAAATGGATGTCAGATTTTGCAGCCTTATTAAACATACCTCTACGGACAAAAGAATCGGAAACCTTCATTCCGTACACTACTACATCGGTCTGATATTTAAGTTTCAGATATTCTTCTATATCACGAAGTTTCAGTTTTTTTAGCCCATCTATGTGTTTTGTGCTAAGAAGTCCTTGTGTCTTGAAGTTATAGAGGTCTGTGTGTGGAAGCTGAACAATCTCCACATTTCCGTAAGAACGTGCCCAATTGAAAAATGGCTCTACGATATTCAAGCCTTTAACATGATACAAAAAGCAACATACAACTTTCTTGAACTGACCTTGTAGCAAGTGTAATAAAACAATGCTATCTTTCCCTGTTGCAGAAAAAAACAATATTGCCGTATCACTTTTCTGTGATGCGTGCAATATCGTTTCTCTCGTTTTTAGCATTACAGAGGCATTCATTAATCACCTCCAAACGCAGCTGTAAGGTCTGAACGCTTTTGTGCTCTTGTTCCAAACCCTGATTGATGACCTACTGCCGCCTTACCGGCATTTACCCTACGTCCACGGTTGCTTATCCCTGTGGTACGATTGATTCTTCTTCTAATACTTCCGACTCAGCTTATTTCTCACCTTTAAAAGTTTCTACTATATTGCCTAACTCAAATATTATATGTGCTATGGCATATTCTTTACCTTTCTCTGTTCCAGTGATAAAATCACCGTTTTCGTCATATAAGAACTCTACGCGAGCATCTTTTACTTCAACGATAAGATATGGACGTTTACCTTTATATTCGCCTGTAACCAGTTTAAGCTTATCATACGATTTAGCTTTAACCATTACTTCTGAATCACCATCTGGAATATCTTCTTCTCTCTCATATTCTTTACCATTAACGATAAAAGAAACGTAATTTTCAACATTACTTGGCTTTATTTCTCGCCTCTCAAAATCTTTTTTACCAGAAAGAATCTCATCAAAAAACTTTTGCTTAATACTAAGCGTTAAAATGTTCATAATCGTGCCATTTTTTTAATTAATAATCATTGTTGCGGGTGCAGGATTCGAACCTACGACCTTCACCAAGTCAAAGTGATGAGCTGACCACTGCTCTAACCCGCGATAGTAGCCCAAAGGTACCACCATAACCAAAGATAACGAAATTTCTTCAATCGTTATACACGACAATCGCTCTATTGTCGTGAACTTAGCCATTTATTCCGTTTTTCTCTGCATGCCTCTAAGGTAGGCGCACAACAAGCAAACAGTTCACCACTTTCAGTACGGTAATCGTACTGATACATTCTCACTCTCTTACCTCTTAACTTGGTAGTGTAGGTACAATAGTTCTCTTTACCGGGTTGGCATACGCTACAACCGTTTACATTTATTGAGTTCATAAGCCTTGTTCTTTTAATTGGTTATGTCTTAGATTAAAGGCAGCCTTTAAAGTCGTGCGAAGACTGCCTTTGAAGCAAATCACAACATAATCGTGTATTAAGCTATTAATAGTTCATGCCCTACAAGTGTTTCCAATAAATCAGCCGTTACTTTATACACATGATATGCTTGGGTATTTTTATTGTTAACAGAGTATTCTGATATTGCTTTTAATCTATATAGATTCGTCACCAATTCTTCGTTATTCAGAATAGAAGAAATTCGTTTAGCCTCTTTCATGTTAAGAAAATCAATGTCATCTTCACGATGCTTGCTAATCCACCAATGAGGCGTACCTATCTCTACATAATGATAGCAATCAATAAAAAGATAGCTTATCATTTCATTGGCAGTTTGTGCTATCCAAAAATTAGGATGCTCTCTGCGATAGCAAAGACAACCTTTTTCATCAATGTATTCGATACCGGCTTTTAGGACTAAAGCTCTAAGAATAGAAAATACTTCTATTACATATTTGTAGTATTCTTCATTATTGAATAGGTGCATCACACCAAGAACGCTATTTGAATTTACCGCTTTCATATTCGTTATATTTATGTGTTTATACTTTATCTTTTTATCAATAGAAAAACCTCTCACCGTGCTTTCTGAACAGCCTGTATCCTATGTACAGGTTGCTGAATATTAGTGCTATCTCTATCATGGCTTAATTTTTAGGGCTGAATAGAGAATGAATAAACTCGCGACCTTTTGAAGTCCACCGTGTTTGCATCTGCGTGCCGGTAGTACCGTCATTTTTTGGGAAAGTAACAGGCTTTGATACGGTGTAGCCCTTGCCGTCATATTTGGCGTACAAAATCCACTGTCCGTTCTGTTTGTACTGTATCCCCATATCAGATAGCTTCTTGTTTAGCGTTTCAGCGCCCCAACCGTATTCTTTCGCTATTTGTGTGGTGGTATATGTACCGTCAGACGATATATACTCATCATAGCACTTTATCTTGGGGGCTGACTGTTTGACCTCGTTAGTTAGAAGATTGATTGTCTCGCTCTGATTCGCATTCTCTGCCAACAAGCGTTCTTTCTCGGCTTTGGCGATCTCTAAACGCTTGTTGAGTACTTGCATTGCGTAGGCGATTGCTTCATCGTCATTGCTTACGGTGGCTACGCCTGTTTTCAATAGCTCTTTGATACGGTCGTTACACCATATAGCAAAAGAAGGGGATAACCAACGGGCAAACTCTAAAGCAACATCTTCGTGCATCCATGTACCCGGATTACTACCACCTTTCGTAACTTGCACTAAATCAGCCAAACTGATAATTTTCAGTTTGGAGAATGTTTCAATGTAGTCTTTTGATTGATTGGTCTTTAACCAGTCAATTGGTTGTTTACCAAAAGGCTTTGCCATTTCTGTGGCGTTCGCCATCACATTTTCACCTAAGCTAAAAGAAATTTGACTACCTTTGTAGTCGTAAACTACTGGATTATTCATATTTTTAAGTTGTTTACAGTGGGCAGGTGTTCGTAGCACCTGCTCACATTGTTATTACTAAGCTATCTTTATTAAGTTGCATTTCTTGAAGCATCGCCAGTCGCCTACCTCAGTATCGAAGTACACTTGGCGATTATCAGCCGTTTTCTTCGTGCCTTTTATTTCCGGTACTCTGCTTTCTAATAAAGTGCCAAACGCTTGACGTAACGTGCCATCAGTCTTTTTGAAGTAGAACTCTACTATCTTCACTTTCAAAGCCGCTTTCAGCTTCAAATTAGCCCATGCGCATTTTAATGCTTCACTTATTGAATAACCGTTCTTGCGAACAAAAGACCATGCCATTTGCATAACCTTTTTCATCTGACTTTTTTCTGTTGCCATAACTTTGTTTTTTTAGTGTTTATACCTTATTTAATATCTATATCCGAAATAATTTTCCCAATAGTCAATCTCTGCTTCAAAAGAAGCGATACACTCTGACTTGCTTTCTTCGTATATGGCGAATACTTCTTCTTCACTCATTACTAATACCTGTTGGTATTCTCTGCACATCTGGTTTAAATCTTCTCTTGTCATAAGGCTGATTCGTTGTTTGGTTACTTTGATATGGCAAATATATAAGTTATAAATTATATTTAAATAAAAATATTAAGTTTTATCCTATTATTTAATATATGTTAGCAAATATAAGATAGAAATTAATAGTTGTTTGTATTATTAGGGTGTATCTTATATTTTTTAACCGGTATAGTTTTGATATTTGAGGAAAGTATTTTATATTTGTGCCACTAATTATAATTTAAAACTTATGAATATTAAAAAGGTAATAAAAGACAAAGGCTGGACTTTGGATAAGTTAGCTAATGAGATGACCAATAAGAATGGGCTAAAAGGGATTACCCAAGCATCCGTATCTCAAATTATCAACGGAAATCCGACCTTAGACAAACTACAAGAAATTGCATCTATAATTGGTATTTCCGTTTCGGAGCTTGTCAGTGAAGGTGAAGAAGATAAGAATACTATCACCTGCCCCAACTGTGGGAAGAAGTTTAAAATGGAGGAGGAATAAAAACATGATAGAGAAATTAAAAAAATCGACCCAATATTACAAGATATGTCGGACATCTGTAATTCCTTTAAATGAGCCAATGAACACAGTCAGAGATCTGCCCGGGAATGAAGCTCAACATAGTAGTGCCAAAATGCGCCAAGAAGAAAACTTCGAAGATTACCGTTTAAAAAATTGTCCTGATATCCCAAGTCGAAAATCATGTCTTTTTATATGCACCGAAGACCAAGTGCTCATTTGGCTAAAAAAATTAACACGTTTCATCAAGCCCTTTACAATATTAAAATTGGAACTGACAGGAGAAGTCTTTTGGGCAGATGTATATTACTACGATGATAATATTCCTCAGAAGTATTGGAGCGGTTGTAGTCCTCAAGACAAGGAAGCTTTTAAAGAAGGACTTTTCATTGGAGATTTTAAAGCCATTGAGGATTGTACTAATAAATTTAAAGTATACTAAACAGTGTATGCACCAAACGCCCCATACTCAGTTTGGCGACTGTATGGGGCATTAAATAAAAAACAGCTAATATTATGAACCAGATAGATACCAACACTTTAATAGCTATTTGTACTTGTGCTATTGGCTTGACACAATTTATATGGTGGAAGCATATTGCTAAAGTAAAGGCTTATGAATCTGAGAAAGGGAAGAATCTTGCCACCAAAGAAGATATAGGGGAAATTACCAGAGAAATAAAATCTGTTGAAAGTAAATTTACATTGCTTACCAACTTACAGACAGGTATATTGTCAGAAGAGAGAAACGCTATAGCTGAATTTGCAAAATCTATTACAATATGGATTAATAGTTATCAGCGTAACTTTAAGTTAGAACAAGGAGATATAGAATCTTTTTTAGAAGATATTAGCATTGCCCAAGACAAGTGCAATTTTTCATATTCCACATTACAAATCTTGGTTGATAATCAAGATTTAATAGAATCTGCTGCATTGCTGATGGATAAAGTTAGCAATTTCAACAGGCTTCAAACCGACATAAAATCACTAAAGCAAGATTGCACAATTTCTAAAATAGAAGCCTACCAAAGAGTATTCAAAGGAAAATACTATAATAACATTACAGATGACATAAATAGTTTCTTTCAATTATCAAGAAAATACATACGTCGATTAATAAATAAGCCGGAGCACTAAACTCCGGCTTTACTTCTATTCTGTACTTAATTTACAGGCATATTAAAGACCTCCTCCAGCACCGATAAAGGATAAGTCTTGACCTTTCCAAAACGTGGATCAGGTATTTCTTCCATCTGATAGCCTTTTAACCGACATAAAGCAGTAGCTTTTCTACCGAGTGAGCTTGCTAACTGTAATCCGCATTTAATCTTCTTTAAAGTAGCGAATCCAACAATAGTGAAGTAATCTGGACGTGTCTTTGTGCGTGCCTCAATTTCAAGAACTTTGTTTTCAACTTGCCCTAAGCGCTTTTCTTGTTCCAGCAACAGATTGGCAGACTGGACTAATATTTCGATTTGAGAAAGCGGCTTTTGCTGTTCTTTGAGTACTTTTTCCAGACTCTCAAAAGCATCATAAAAATCGGACTTAAATCTTAATGCTTTCACTCCATTATATCCCATCACAAGAATAGAGAAACCTTTTCTATTCATGATATAAACAAGATTACCTTTACCAGTAGAATCCACGTAAGTACTTGATACAAAAGCTAAACTCATTTTTGAGTTCAGTTCTTCATCTTCTGTATTGAGTAACTTCTCAATGTCACGAATAACATTTGCATGACGTTTTCCGAACTTTTCAGCCACTAACAAGCTACTTGTTAATGCTTGGTTGTTCTCACCTTTAAATACTAAATCTGTCACATACTATTTAATTAAAATTTTTCGATAAAATAAAAGCGACAAGTTTGTACCTGCCGCTTAATTGATTAGCCCTTTGATTTTTAACCGATTAAGAATCTCGGTATAAAGATACTCTATATCTTCGCTAAAATCCCCATAATTCTGATAGAGAAACACGACATCCGCGCAATTGTCGGAAATTGTACTCTTTGACTGGATACCCAATACTCGGGACATTTCCTCACGTAACCCAGCAGTCATTTTACCACCGGCAAGTGTACTTGGCGAAAATAGATACAGGATAATGAAGATAAATTTCTTTCGTTGGGTAACACTTTCAATGCATGGAGGAAAGTCTTTCTCATTCAGCACTTCTATAAATGCGTTATAAATTTCTTGAATTAGTTTTTTATCAGTCAAGACAGGAGAGGTGAGAGAGTTTTCTTCTTCTGATAATTCAGATTTCTCAATTCTAATCTTTTTAAGACGAATTATTTTGTTAAAATCCAGTTCCATAACACGATTATTTTAAAAGTAAATAGTATATTTGCATCATAATCGTGTAAGGGAGCTGGTTCATGGTCGTGCGTGGGCTGGCTCTTTTTTATTCTTCTTCATTTGTACTGACGAATGGTTTCTTTTCTAAGTCGTAGCAAGTGATATATACCCGTTTCCCATCTACATCACATAGAGCAATTGCATAGCTTTTACTTAATATGATTACAGGCTGGTTATCACAATAGACTGTACTTCCTACCGGGATTCTTTGAAAATGTAATGCTTTCATCTTATAATCTTTAATCTGTTGTACCAATGTGAAGAAAAAGAGAACCATCCAATTAAGAATGGTTCTCCGAGAATGGTTACTTTATATAGTTTGCTCATGGTTATACTTGTTTCAAATCCTTTGCTTCTACTTCCCAAACATCACCTTCATTTCCTTCAAAGTCAAGATAAACATCTCCATCTTTGAATATGGCGACAACGTACATGGGTATCGTTTCTCTTGTCCCTTGTGGGGAAGGAAGTAGTTCCACTACCTTCATCCCAATGTGCAAATCCTCTACTTTCATGATTTTTCTCCTTTCCTTATCCATTTATGAAGCCTTTTATTGGCACGTCTTATAATATCTATGTCATGCCAGCTGGGGTACACGGTTATCCCACGCTCGTTTATATACTTGGGACGAAGTTCCCTAAATCGTCTGGTTCTGCTTTTGCTCCAATGGGATTTCGGACCGAATGCCATTATCTTTTTCGCTGTTCGTATTTTCATGGTCAGTATTTCTTTCCGTGTAGCTTAGGGCGTAACTCATTATACTTCATCTTTTGCTCCAGAGAATCTTTCCATTTCCATATATATCCATGTGCGTATTTATACTTTCCATTAGCACATTCTGTGATACTAGTTGGATGACATCTTATAATATTAGCGGCATCTTTAGCAGTATTAAACTCTTTTATAAAGTTCATGCTTTTATCGAATTGTAATATTTTCTTTCCTCTTGCACTTAGTATTCCGACTTTCCCTAATTGAGATTTATTTGGAGCATTTAATCCATTTGCATAAGCATGTTTCATATTTTCGCTTTGCGTACACCATTCTAAGTTTGACATGCAATTATCTGATTTGTTTCCATTCTTATGATTAACTTGGGATTTATTGTCTTCATTTTTTATAAATGCACAAGCGACTAATCTGTGAACATATAAATGCCTTGCAAACCCCTCCTTAGATAGATGAACAAGCATATAACCGCATCTGCTTTTCATTTGTGATAATATTTTTTCAGCTCTAATTTTTTTATTCCCATATTTATCAATATAATGATAATACGTTCTTTTTACACGACCATAATTAGATACTTGATAATATCCATAATAGTCCGCTATATCTTTCCATATTTCATTTTCTATTTCAATATGCCTTTCCATGTTTGTATGGTCTTAATTCGTTGTATTTTTGTTTCTGCTCCATATGCCAAAACAAATCTATGCCGAGATGCTTAGCAAGTCCGAACACTTTCAAAATAGCAATCCCGGGATCTTTATCTGTCAAGGATCTGGTTATATTGAAAATAGACTCTGTAAAGCTTTTATTCTTATAGATGCCTGCATAATCTTCAATTACTTCATCTTCAAAGTCTGCATTGTCAATAACTATACTTCTAGTTCCATACCAATCCAGTAGGCGGATAACAGCATCAGCTAATTCATCTTCAACCGTATCTTTAATGAAAGCACTAAACTCTTTGCCAAAGCGTCTTTCTTCTGTTGGAAATAGCGAGTATCTTTCAGTCGAACTCATTTTGTTATAACAGTAATTTCCTTTTCTATCAGCTTCTACTGCCTCCATAAGCTCGGATATAACGAGACATAAGAGGTGTTCATCACTCAGTTCTTCATCGTGAAATCCGTGTTCACAAGCACACTTATAGGCGCGGTCGCGGAGTTGGTTTAAATCTATTGGTTTCATTTTATTCCTAAGTTTTTATATTCCTGTTCAATACATTTTCTGATTTTTTCAGCTTCTTCATAGCGTTCTGCCTTAATTAGCTGCCTCTTTAAATCTTCAAGCTGATTAATAAATACTATATCATTACGATCTGTCACATGCTTGATATAGTATTTTATGTCATCAAGTTTTTGCTCCATGCGTGCGTGCCATTTGCTTAATAGGGTAATCATAAGGCAGGCTACGCACGAATTTAGGATGAAACATACAATCATTAATATTTGCTTTGCTATTTCCATTGTGTTTTTTATCTATTATTTTCTCCAAAAGTTATCTCCGGATATTGACCGTGCCGTATCTTCCGAAGTTAGTCGGATGTAGCGAAAAAAATTCTGCTCCGTCTTGTGTCCGGTAAGCTTCATTATTTCAAAGGTTTTCATCCGGCCAGTGAGGTACATATTCGTAGCGGCACTTCTACGGGCTGTATGACTGCTGATTAGCTCCCACTTTTCACGGGTGACTGTGATTAGTTTTCCGCCCTTTGTGTAAGAAAAGGTAATAGGATCATTTAACCCTATCTCCTTCATTATCACCTTTAGATACTTATTGACGTATTGGATGCACAAACCATTTGGGATGTTTCCGCCGTATTTGGCAAAGATCTCCTTCACATAATCATGTGCCGGAACCTTGACATCAACATTGGTTTTCTTAGTGCGCTTTACGATGTATCCATTTTGTAGGTTGTCTTTTGTTAGGGTTGAATAATCAGAATAGCGAAGGGCAGTTAAGCATCCTATGACAAATAGATCCCTGATGCGCTCCTTAGCTTTTCTCTTATCTTGCTTCTCGAATTTGTAGTAGTATATCCTTGTGATCTCGTTCATTGAGAGGAATACAGCATTAGTCGGTTCTGCCAGCAAGTCAATTTCGTCATAAGTATTGTCTACTGCGTAGTTATATTGAGATGCCCGGCGAACAAGTGACTGTATTTTCTCAATATATCCGACAATGGTATTATGCCTTAATCCCTGTTCCTCAAGATAGATGATAAAATCATCCAAAAACTCTTCGGTAATGGAATTGGTATATATGTCACAATCATATTCTCTCGAAAAAGCTTCTATATGCTTTATTATCGCATCATAGACTGCTGCATAGTGTTCAGACTTGCGCCTGCTTCTCTTTACAAGTGTTTCCTGTATGAAGTCCGTGAAGTAGATTCCTTCGAGCGGTTTTTCCTGCCGGAAACGGTTAATATAATCCTTTCTCGGTTTGGCGGACGGGATAGGTGATAATAGTTGTAATGCTTTAGCCGTATCATTTTAAAGGGTTAATATTATCTGTAATTGCTCGGAAATGCCAAAGCTTCGAGAAACTTTTTATCTCCGGTGTAATCTGCGCCAATAGCTTTCTTGCTTTCAATAATTTGTTCTACAAGAGATATTGCTTCATCTTTGATTTCTTTTATTTCGTCATATCCACAAACTTTATCAATCGCTGTTTCTAATGGAGATTTAGGTTGAGACAGCTTTTGATTTAGTATTTCAAGCCTCCAATAACAGAAATCAATGGTGGCGATATGTTCTAATTTGTTCATGTATACTTAGTTTTGAGGTTTATTTTATTGTTTCAGCGGCTTGATAGTAGACATTCCACTCAACCCCTTTTTCAATACGCATTCTAACAGCATCCTCTCGTTTGCTGTAATTAAGAAGCCATGTATTACGTCCTTCATGGTTGTCTGGAAGTTGACGTATCAAATCTTCTGCAAAATTCATACGGTCATATCCACTTTGTTTTTCTGCACCTGTTAGGTGTATTACTTTCAGTCCATTATCTTCCATAATTTTCCTTTCTAGTTTTTTTAGGTTCATATATTGGGCAGGTTCTACTACCCGTTTTATGTATTCCTTCCATTCGGTAAGTTGGCTTGATAGTGTTGGTCTTGGAAGTTTGGTAGATACCGCACTGTTTACAAATTCTATGTGCTGTCTTATGTCCCTTATAATATGAACCATAACATACTACAGGGTATCCGTCTGCTGTTCTCATTTGATTCTGATTTTAATAAATCCTTGTTTTTCAGCTTCTTGTAGTCTTTTGAAAATATCTTCTGATACATTTACAGAGGTTTCCCGATTTATATTCATACCTTTAGGGAGTGATAGTTTGTCACAAATAAGAGATCTTGTTTCTTTGGCTGTCCTACCTTCTAAAGTTGCTCTAAGCCAGTAGATAGTTATTTTCATGGCGGCATAAGCATTTTAATAGCTTCTTCGTCTCCTGCATCGGCCCGTTGTTTCAATTTTTGATACTCAGCATAAGAAATTCTATTATTCCCACGTTCTTCTATCTCTGTTTCTCGCTGTTTCCTATATTCCTCACGTTCCTTGCGCTCGATGTCTTTCCGCCGTTCTGATACATAGTCCAACATAGCACTTGTTATCTTCATAGGATCTATTGAACCGTAAAACCGTCCGTATTTCCCCGACTTGAACCGTGCTATGAAAAAGCATATCTCAGCTGCGTTTATGTAATAATACTCCGAAAGGAATATATCCGATAGTTCAGCGAGTTGTTCTTTTGCTATTTTATTCGAAACTTCCGCAAAGTCGTTCAGTGAACCGAATTGTATCTTTAGCCATTCTATCGGGGTTTCATCTCCGTAGGTGGAAGACAATAACCCTAAACTTGGAATACTGTCATTCAATGCTAGTTCTGAATGAGTTGCATTACACCTGACAAGTTTAAATTGCAAGTCTGGGTTATAATCAAGGATAAATTGCGCAGGGTCGGGATATTTATTTAATAACGCCCTCTGCTTCAAGTTCCTTTCTCTTTTTTGCGGCAGCTTCTCTGACGGTTGTAGCAACCGCAAGAACTGAATCACGTTTTCGCTGCTCGCTATCTTGTTGATTTTTACTAAGTCTTGTCCCATTGTAATTTCCTTCCAATATTTTAACGAAGTTTGTCGGTTTGAATATCCAATCAAAATCGCATCTCCAATTTTGGTCATTCCTGCCTAAAAGGAATGCCGATTGAATCACATTGTTGAAAACCGCCATAATTGACGCTTTCCCATGCTCGGAAGCTCTTGCTTTTACAGCTTTCTTCCGCTTGTCAGTCATAGATGATACCTTAGGTAGTTTGTTTTCAAACATCTTGTTGAATGTGCTCATAAGAGCATTATAATCTATCCTCTCTTTGGATTCGTCTGAATGCGATCCGTCCCCTTGGGGGACTACAGGGGGTATATCTCCATCTCCATTTCCTTTTCCTATTATAAGCACTGATTGTTCCGTGAATGATACTGTATTATTACGTGATTGTTCCGTGATTTCATTTTTTATATTGTCTATCAATGATTTAGGTACGTTCAAATCCTCATAATTTGGTTTGTTGATTACTTGATGCCGAGTGAAACTAGGCAGATATATGAATCTTTCTTCCTTGTAAGAAAGCAGACATATAAATCCATTTATCACAAGCTCGTTCATCCATTTTTCAAACTGTTGTATTTGGATTTGGTCATACGGAAATATTTTAGACTTTAACCAGATAGAATCACCTATCACAACTCCTATATCATCAGAGAAATTCCATAAACCTATATAGAGAAGCCTTGCATCTCTTGTTATACGCCCTATTTTTGTATCATCCCAAAATTTTGGCTTAATAGTTCGTATTCGTGCCATGCTTGTTCCTTTTTGTTTTCATATTCTTAAAATCTCACGTTAGTTAATTGCCTACCATTAGAGTAAACAGCCCATTTCCCATTGCCATTATCAAACAACCGCAAATCTGACACTTCTCCGAAACGCTTGATATTTCCGCATAGGTTTGGGACGTATTTGTTGTTACATCCTCTTGTCTTTATATTTCCATACATATCCAAATGCTGATTTTTGATGATTTTTGCAACAAGCACATATTGCTCTTACTGGTACATTTGATTTTCTCGAAGCCTCCATCATGGATGGATATTCGGCTATCACGGAACCAACTAAAGAATACTGTATAACACTTATCGCACCATGCCTATTTGTTTGAGCTTTAGCCCTTCTTGCTATACACGTACCATAATTTACATTATACTTTGCATCGCACCACTCTAAATTTATAGCTCTATTATCTGCTTTATTTTCGTTTTTATGATTTACATAAGGCAGATTGTTAGGATTAGGAATAAAAACCTTAGCTACTATACGATGAACAGAATGATATTTTTTCTTACCATTCTTGCTTAGGTATATCATCATATACCCATCTTTTCGTAAAGCACATGTAGTTATCTTCTCTTGTTTGCATCCATTTTTTACAAGTGATTTTATTCTACCTAAATTTGACACTTGGTATAAACCTTCATACCCTTCAATGTCTTTCCAAATTTCGTCCATAATCATTTCATTTAAAAGTGAATAATAAAGGCAGCCTTTAAAGTCGTGCGGGCTGCCTCTGGATAATCGTGTTAAGAATTCACAGCAAGCATATCAATGCACGCTGCATGATGATTCACGCCCTTATAATGCTGAGAAAACTCTCTAAATTGGTCTAACAACCCCATCTGTATGATAAAAGAATATAATTCATTCTTTGCATTCTTTTCAATATCAAACCGCTTTTGTACTTCATTTAAAAAGTCACTGAATACGGGTATTGAATGTGTATTTGAACATTCAATCTCAACTGTTGCCATACTTTTCTTTTTCATAGTCATGCGATTTTAATAAGGTTACACTTCTTGAAACATCTGTATTCTTCTTTCTCTGTGTCCCAATACACTTGCAGATTATCATTCGGTTTTCTGCCAGTACCTTTCGTTTCACCAATAAGATTCTCTTTGAGAGTGCCAAAGGCTTGACGTAACGAACCATCGGTTTTCTTAAAGTAAAACTCTACTACCCTAACTTTCAAAGCCGCTTTGAGCTTCAAATTAGCCCATGCGCATTTTAATGCTTCACTCATTGAATAACCGTTCTTGCGAACAAAAGACCATGCCATTGACATAACCTCTTTCATCTGATTTCTTAATGTTGTGCTCATACTACTTTATTTTATGTGTTTATACTACTTTGTTGCACTTTGATGATGCAAACGTAAGGTATTTATATCACACTACAAAACGTTTTGTGACTATTTTTATCACGATTAACATTTATTAGTGATGTATATATATCACACATTATTATAAAAGGGTATTTTTGCACAAACTAAATACACGATTATGGAACATAGAATAAAAGAAGTCATTAAAGAAAAGGGTTATACGATAACCAGTCTTGCCGATAAGTTAGGTATAGCACGTGAAAGTCTTTCTCGTATGATAGTATCGCCATCATACCCAACGTTAGAGAAAATTTCTACAGCTCTAAATGTACCTATGTGGCAACTTTTCGCATCACCCGAAGAAGTTCAAAGTACTGGAGGTTCTTTAGCTTGCCCTAAATGTGGTACACCGCTTGAACTCAAAATCAAAGAATAAGAAAGAGAGCGTTTCACAACGCCCCCAATCCAAAACACATAAAATATAATATCTTTAGAATCTAACATTGGTTAGTTGTTTGCCTTTATTCCAAACAGACCACTTTCCATTTCCTCCATCGACTAATTTCAAATCTTCAACCTTTCCGAATCTACTTATATTGCCTGCTAAATCAACAAACCAAGCTACCTCTTTATCTTTATGCGGTCTGATAGCTCTACCTACTATCTGATAATATAACGCTAACGACATTGTTGGACGTGCAAGGACAATGGTGTCAAGCTCTGGGTAATCGAATCCACAAACCAATACTCCAACATTCGCCACAACAGGTATTTCGCCAGCTTTGAATGCTTCGAGTATTCTTTCACGTTCACCTTTTGGCGTATCTCCCGAAACGATAGCACAACCGGGTATGGAATAGGTGAGTTGTTCGGCTTCTTTCAAGAAACGAGTAAAGACCAGTATTCCTTTCCGTTTTCCACCTGCTTTCGGATTCATCAATCTTTGGACGATATGAACGAGATAACCATAGAAATCTATTCGTTCATATTCCCTTTGGACAGACTTATCCGTATAGTCAGCACCGGTAGTATTCACCTTTAGGTTAAGCTCATTCCAGCCTGCCGGATTCATCGGATAATAGCTCAGCTTTGCCAAGTAGCCCATATCCAAAAGAGTTGATACTTGTACATGGTAAATGACCTCTGAAAACACATGAGGCTTTGTACGGGTGATGAATTTCAGCATAGATCCGAAGTCACGACTTGAACTTAAACGATAAGGGGTTGCCGTCAAGCCAAGAACCTTACACTTCACTGCATCGAAGAAGTCTTTGTACATTCCTTCTTTGGGGTTTACAAGGTGGCATTCATCTACAATGATGTTTTTAAAGTGAGTGAATAGTTCAGGATGAGCCTTCACTGAGCCGATGGTAGCAAATGTTATCCGGCTTATCTCCTTTGAATTGAAGGAAGCAGAATAGATGCTACAGTCAAGAATACCGTATGAACATAGCTTCTTGAAGTTTTGCTCCAAAATCTCTTTACTTGGCTGAAACACCAAGGTATGTCCGGCAAGTCTTGCAGCTATATCCGCTATGATGAGCGATTTTCCGCTACCGGTAGGCAATACCATGATAGCGTTTGTTTTCTTCGCTTTGTTGTTGAAGAAAGAAACGGCTGCATCAGAGGCTTTCTGTTGGTAATCACGTAGTTTGTACATGGCTATTCTTTTTCATTTCTTCTCTGAGGACATCTAAGTTTTCCTCTATATATTCCAACACTCCTCTATGTATGAATCCAAAACGAGGATTTGGCATTGTGTATTCGTCATAGAGCCACAAAAGATAAGACGCGGGTATATTTGCCATCTTTTCTCCTTTGTGTTTTCCAAAAGGCATTAAACTTTCATCTGTTAATTTCATAATCCTCTCTCCTTTCGTAACTTCTTATTAAGTGCTTTGTAATACTTGATTAGCTGTTCATACTCAAAATCAGACATCTTAGAAATACTGGTAGCTCTCACTTTCAGTAAGTCAAATTTCTGTTGCCCGATTTTAGCTATCAGATTCACCCGATAACCCTCCAAATGATCGGCTTTGAATCTGTTGCAGTGGCGGCATTCAGCATTACAGTTCGTTTCGTCAAAGCGTGTAGCCAAATGGGTACGGCTGAAATAATGACCGTTATCCGCTTGCTCGAACGGCTTTATCTGCCCGCAACTGATACAGCGGAAATAACCGTTCGGCATACAATCACGAAGCCGGATAAAAAGGGAAAACTCTTTATCGAGTTTGGCTTTCAAATCCGGCTTCTTCTTTACTATTATCCCTGCTTTATCAAACAGAGGTAAAGGCTTGTCTTTCTTCTTAGCCTTAGTTCGTTTTATGTAGTACATACTTTCTGATTTACCAATTTAAAAGCCCCGAAGCGTATTCTCCGGGGCACAAACAACATTTTTGCTGAATCCTGTCCGATTTCGCGTTACCTTTCAGATAGAGTCAACGGCTAACCGATGCCGCGCGGATGAACACCTGCGCTATCTTCGCCCTACTTTCGGATATAAAGCGGATTTTCTCTCATAAAGGTTTGTGGGCGTAGCGGGAATCGAACCCGCTAAACCATAATTGGGCAGTGCCAGCAATCATGGTTAACTTGCTGATTGAATATTCATAAATCAGCAAGCCCTTATAGCGCATATTATGCACTTATTCACAATAAGGAAACACATCCAGTGTTTACGTCCGTATGCCCGTCTTTCCGGGCTGCCAGGCATACCTTACCAAGTATTGAGTTTTCCGTTTTTGATTAAAGCGTGTATCGTTAAATACTCAACCGAAAAAGCCTCACGCTTGCTGGTGGAGCAGGATTCGAACCTGCAATGCTTGGCAATCTTCTACATCTTCCGTGTAACACTGGATTGGTCGTTTTACAATGATGCCCAGTTTTCATAACATCGTAACCAAGTCTACTAAGAGTTGTCAGCGTCTTCCAATTCCGCCATCCACCATGTTCGCCCGCCATGTCGTCACAGTCACCTGCCACATGATTTTGTGGTAATCCACCTCGATTGATACCCTTTGGACTTATATGGGTTTTTACCATACTCTCTCAATCTACTACTTTCTTCCATATATCGGTCGCTCCCATAACGACCTCAAATTTCCAAGAGTGGTGCGTTCATTGATACAAGACTGTTCCCGTAACAGATATTCGCTACGCTGATACGGGATAGATTCAATCTATATAAGCCATAGAAAACTCTTTCGGAATAAACCGCCCAACCGGAATAGGTTTAGCGGATTCAATAGCCGCATGAATTTCACGCTTGTTGAACTCATGTCCTTTCTCTTTGGCTTGTTTCTCACACTCTTCCTCTTTGTTTTTGAGCCAATGAGTGATAAGCATCATAGCTCGGTCAACATTGAAAGTGTTCACCACAAACGTTTGGGTACGCTGTTCTTCATCATAAGTAACTTTGGTTTCAATCTGATAGAACTTCTTTTCGTCCGGCTTAGATTCTTCATCCTCACTTTCTTCATCCATTTCTTCGAGAGCTTCTTCCATTGTTATTTCGTCTTTGAGATAAGCGGCAGCCACATCATCGACTTTACGTTCTTTCAGATTGTCAGTAAGTATAATACATGAATCAAACTCTTTTGCCATTGTAAGGGTAAAGCCCGACTGATAATTAAGCTCTATGTAGTCCTTCAAAATAAGGCAGACATTTTCCAATCCGGTAGCATAAAGCAAAAATTTGTACTTCTTATCGCATATCTGCGCTTGTGCGAGGTATGGATACAAGAACTTGTTTTCATTCTCAAATGCCAAACGTTTTTGATTACTGACTTCGACTTCCTTTATTCCGTCAGCTTCCATGCTGAAACGAATCTTCGCCAGTATGTCTTGGTCTATCAAAGTACCACGGTCAAACAGAATTTCATTCCGTTCAATGTTTACCGTTTCTCCGGTATCTTCATCTATGAAAGATTCTTCCCATGTTTTGAGAACACGTTTTGCAAGGTACATATTAAGCATCTTGCGAGGGTCGGATGTTACATACCGTTCCTCTGTTTTCCTTGTTTCTATCATGACTAAATAAATTCTTGATTTCTTTGTATTTCCTGCTGGGCATATATCAGCATTTGATGTTCATTAGCGGCAGGCAGATAGATACCTGCCATTGATGCGCTCCAATTGCGGAAGCGGTCAATACTTAGAGTCATCTCACCCGTTGTCAGTTCGGAAGAGCTGCGCAAGTAGGTTACTTCCTTCCCCTTCTTGTTGACTAACTTTCGCTCAAACAAATCACGGTTGCAAGTCCTCTTATAAAAATCGACTTTGACTTCGTCGAGACTGCAACCGTATTCACTACCGAAATACCCTAAAAGAAGATGCAAGTAAGAGTTTTGCGCAAGCGTGCGGTTAGGAAGTTTCTTCTTTACTTCCACGACCGCACGCTCTTTAAACAGCTTGTTTACATATTCTTTGAACTTGGGTATTTGGTATTCATTCTTCAAGTCGAACAACATACTTTAGAAAGGTAAATCATCCTTCGCATTACCGTTTGCATCAACCGGAGGCGGAAAGTTCTGCGGTTGTTGCTGACAAGTAGGTTGCGGTGCTGGTTGTTGTACCGATGCTGTCTGTGGGGATTGCGATACACCGCCACGCGCCTCTATTTTATAGCATCGAATGGATGCCATACGTTTAAGCTCTCCGTCTTGGTTAGTCCAAGAACGACCTTGCAATACAAATGAGACTGTTACCACATCATCAATTTTATAGCGGTCAAGTTCAGCGCATTTGTCACCTGAGAACTCCAAAGGTAGAATATTTTCATACTCACTACGCTCACCTGTATAAGGATCATACGTAGTTGCATCAAGAATAAATTCCCGTTTGGTGAATGAATTTCCTCCGGTCTTGGATGGTATTTGGACGGTCTGACCGATTTCGATTATCCGTCCGGTTATTTGATTTGCCATTAGTTTTCTCCTCCGAAAATCTTTTTATCAGTGATTAAATCTCTGTTTTCTTCCAGGAACCGGATAAACTCTTCACAATGATTAGTGAGAACAGGTATATCACGTTCCGGATTGAAAACGTATGTTTCTGTATAGGTATCTACCACATAGCCACCTTTGTTGAACTCTACGATATTATACTCAAACGTCCGTATATCCGAACCGTTCTGTATAAGGGCGAATGGATAAACAAGATGCTGGTGGTGGTCTTTGAACTTTCCTACGGTGTAACTACCAGTTGTTTTGATGTCGTGAATACTGGTAGGCATAAGTTCGTCAATCACTCCGTAAACAAGTACATCACCGTATGCGGTTGGAAGAATCGCTTCTACTCTTTGTTGGGTTAATGCGCCTTTGTAGTAATTGGCAAACTCACGACAAAGAGATATAGGAAAAATGAACTCGCGATTATTATAAGTTGCTTTTAATCCTATAACCGTATTTGTTGGAATTTCATCATAATACAAAGGTTTGCCAGTTTCATCACAAGCTCCTTCGCGTATTACCTTATATACCTTCTCAACCTGCACCGTTTCGGATTTCCGGTTTTCAATCATACAGTCAATAACCTCGTTGAAAGCAGTACCCTTGTCAGCAGCTTCACTATCAAACGGTTTACGATTGATACGGTCTATCAGTTCTTGAAACTGCAACTCGTGAAATTCTTCGGGAGTATGTGGGGGTGATTCTGACCACCCCCAGTATTTTTCCCAAACAGCATCACTATTCAAATATCCCCAAAAAGAATCAAGGATGGTTGCATAGAATTTATACTTAGGCTGCTGCATCGCTGTAAGTTTTTGCGTCTTTATCGTATGTAAGCCCTAAAGTCTTAACCTTAGCAGCGAACAGACTTCTCGCCATCATCAAAGAGCTACCAACGTGCTCAAAGTCATTAATATGTGCCGCAAAGTCGTTGGCTGATTGCGCATCTGTTATGAACTCGATGCTTTCTTTGATTTCTTCAATGACTTTGTTGTACTTGTCGCTTTCAGCTTTCTTTGTTGCCAACATAGCAAGATAAGGATTGATAACCTTAGTAGTGATAAAGTCATTCTTCGCTATCGGATTGCCGTTAGCATCCAGATTGGTAGGAACTTCCATAACCGAAGGCAGATTACAGGTATTCTTTCCATCGTTTCGATTAGTCGGGTCAAAAGTGATAGTACATTTTACTCGACCATTCTCGTTTTTAGCTTCCATGTAACCGAGCAAATCAAGTTCGGTAACAATAGAATTATATGACTTCTCGCGCAAGGCCGGTATGAACACCGTATCGTCACCTTCTTTTCTTGTGTCCCGGTGAGCGACAAAGATGATATTCTTATTCAGATTAGACAGGTTGCGAACAAATCCGCTAAACTCTTGATTGATACCACCCCAATCTCTTATCTGGGGCTGACGTGTGCCGCATTTATACGATATGATGAAGTCCATCATCTTACCGATAGTATCTACAACAATGGTCTGATAGATAGACAAATCTTCTTGTAGAACTTGCTGTACATCATTCCATGATGTTATCTGTACGGTATCTACGCCATCCAAATGTGACATATTTACACGCTTCACACCGTTGTCAAAGTCCAACAGCAAAGGCTTCGGAGCACTCAAGGCAGTAGTTGTCTTTCTCATACCTGCTTGACCATAAACCATCATTTTGATTGTTGATGGTATTACTAATTCATTACTTTTCTTTATAAGACTCATAATCGTAAAAATTAAAGGGTTATTTATTCACATATTTACTCATTCTCAAAGCACTAATGGCGGACTGAATTTCAAACTTAGAGTAAATCAAAGGGGAGTTTTTAGAAGTACCTTTTCTCTTTTTATGTATCAAACCTTCTTCTTCCAACTTATCAAGCAAACTTGGTTCATATCCAAGCGCCTTTATCCACCGATATGCTTCTCTTTGTTTGATTTCATCAGAAACTGGCGAACGCTTTTTCTCGCTTGCTGCTGCACCAAGTTCCGCCATGCTCATACAGATATTTTTAAATTCAAATAATTCAAGTATTACCGTCATATCGTCTGTATCTTTCTACCCGTTCTACTCTAATTCTTCTAGACCTTCTCATTTCACCCTGTTCGTGGTAAAGTGAAAGAGAAAACACACATAACAAGCAACAGGCGATAACTGAACGTGCAATAGGGGAGAAGTCCATCGTTATTTTTACATTACCAAGAAGTTTTTCTACAATCTTGAATGCAAGCATAATGGAATATTCACGTCCATTGTTTATCCCAAGTTTTTTAAAAGCATTCTGTATATGATTTACTACAGTACTTTCTGCCCGATACTTAATATTTGCCACTTCTTTCTTTTCTTTCCCAACCCCATAAATTTGAATGGTTTTATCACATTCATTAGTAAGAGGTTCAAATAAACACTCCGACCCTATTTCATATTCGTGGTGTATAAAGCCAGATGCAGTTTGTTCGTCTATACATACTTTCATAATCGTGTTGGGTTGGATTTATAACTCTCGCCTTACAATAATCTTATTAGGAATAGTCCGGCTGTCAATTCGATACCTTGTTTCTTCTGGCTTTATCAAGCCTTTTGCCCTATCTGTAGTATTAGCAGTTGTAACTACTCTTGCAATCTTTACATACATACTAATCGGAAACTTAACATCGCCTCCAATGTCTAGGGACTCTATTTTCAGTCTTTCTTTGCTTTTTCTCATAACAATAATGATTTTAATTAATGATTAGAGGCAGGTAGGAGGTTCGAACTCCTGATCCTAATTGCAAATTCCCGTACAACTACGCTCTACCACTGAGCTAACCTGCCAAATAAGAAAGGTGCACTATCTTCACAGACGGTACACCCAGTATAAACACAAACATAAATAAAACACGAATGTCAAACGAGAGTGCACATAGCCAGCGGACACACACAAACACCGGCAGAGCCTTTGTACTTTACTGTTACCTCATTGGTATGAGGATTATAGCCTACGACCGTCCCAACTTCATCGCTGAGCCATGTCTTTACTTTTGAACCTTTTTTCATAATTGTTCTGATTTTGGATTATTTCTTCATGCTCAACAATATTAATCTTATACCATATCCGATGACAACGGATGTTATTCCAATCAGAATCATATTAAGAACTCCGCCAATTAAAATCCCATATATGGCGAGTGCAGTACCGGTTATCGTTCCGATAACATCCATCAAATTTTTTATATCTTCTAAAAATTGTTTCATATCTGTTCTATTTTGAGGGTTATTTTCTGTGAGTTTTCTTATTCTTATTTTTCTTCCGGCGTTTGGCAATCTTCTTATTGTAACCAACAATATCTGATTCTGTATATGCCCGAAATTTGTGCTTGTTGACACCGGATAAAGTGTTCTCTATATAGATGTCAGGTACAGCCGGAACACTTGGGAGCTGAGTGATAGTATATGTTTGGCTTAATTCCTTAGCCCTTGTTGTGAAATCTTCTTCTGGAACGACTTCTATTTGCTCAACAGAACATTTAGCTCTTACTGCTAACTCATTCAGTTGTTCGTTAGTTATTTCATTTCCTTTGGTTTCTGCAATCAATAGCATTGTATTGCGAACACCATTTTCAACAATTCCAATTTTGTTCATTTCTTATTTTTTTTATAAGTCATTCTCATAAGAGATATACACCCTACACATATAATACTCATTATAGTAATGGAGATTGTTTTCATAGGGCTGTAAGTCGTGATAGCCCCGTAAAGCATACCGGCAGCGCATATGCTTGCCAGTACGGATAAAATAAACTGAATTGTTTTCATAATAAGATGTATTAGTTGGTTCCCCTGAGCCAATTCGATTGGCAACGTCACGTTGTTATCAGGGGATTTTCTTAACTTTGAGGTGTCAAATCTAAAAATCAAGAAATATGGAATTAAATGAATTTGTAAAAGATGTCATAGTAAGTATCTATGACGGTGTTTCAGCAGCTAAAAAAGCAACAGGAAAGTCAGTGCTGCCATCGGCTGGTTTGGTCTCAGAAGGTATCCCTTATGTAAAAAACGGAATTGGACCGTCTGCCCAGGCAACCATGATTTCAAACTTAGAATTTGAAGTTGCTCTAACTGATGGGACTAAAGACGGAGTTAATGGAGGAATTGGTGTCCTATTAGGCAGTCTTACACTAGGCGCCAAAGGCAATAGTGAAACACAACAGACATCTCTATCTAAAATAAAGTTCAATATACCAATAGAACTAAAATAGTCATTCATCTTTAGTTATCCAGTTGTAAATATAGTCAGCGGTGTAAGCCATATCTTCACCGCCATGACTTACTTTTTCAGCTCTTAGCATACACCATTTGCGTAACTTCTGCTCTTTCCTCTTTCTGAAATACTGAACTATTCTTTTAATCATTTTTCTTCTCTGTCTTTTTTATTATTTCAATTCTTACTACTCCAAGTTTATTATACCCCACATATTCGAGCCAATAAGTACCTCTACACGCGTTGATTTTAGGGTCATACTTACTTTCAAACATTAGCATTTCGGTGCTACCATCAATATAATGAGCATTAATCATATATTCATACACTGGTAGTCTATGATGTATATAAATACCAATACCCAAAAATACAGCTCCCAATACGGAAATTCCGATAAGTACGTTTCTTATTACAACAGCCGTTTTGTCGCCCCAACTTACATTAATATTAAAAAGGAATGCGCCAAAAAGACCGCCAACAATCATAAATAAGCCTATAATTCCCATGTCTATATATTATTCAGTTTGTGCCTGTACCCTAATCGAATAGCAGAACCTTATTTCAGTTCAATACAGGCTATATCTAGACCTTTCAGCGAGATTGACACCCAATCCAAACTACTTGCTACCGTAAAGATGATTTTCGGTGCTGAAAGTAAATTTCGTTTCAATCATATAGCCTTTCAGCCGATTGCGGCATCTCTGCTACGGCTGATTCTATATTCGTTATCTTTGGTTGACCTAAACAGTTTATGAATTACGCTGTAAAGGCTTTCACATCATCTCAAAGAACTAATCAATAGTGCCCTATCCGGTTCTCGCTACCGGTTGCCGTTCAATCCGTCAATAGGGCTGTCATGCGTTGTATAATCGTGTATTATGCGTATCGGCTGATACCTTGTGAATAGCATAGGGTATCGTAATCCATGCCATCGTCTTCACAGGCTTCAAGACTTTTTAATTCATCTTCTAGGCTGTCTATTTCGTCAGTTATTAACTGGATAACCTCTTTTTTGCTATCAGCGTTAAACATCAGGCAAACAGTCTTTTCATCGTTGTTGTGGGCTGCCTCTAAGTCTTTATAGAGGCTATCCAACTGCTGGTTAATCGTGCAAGCGTTCATATCTTTGGTTTTTAATGCATTTATACTATTTACTTATACAAATCTTTTTTCTATCTTTGCATATCTAATTGTTTGATGATGCAAATATACTACTAATTAGTATATCAACAAACTAATTAGTATCAAATATTGTACTATTTAGTATTATTAACACTATGACTATCAATGAAAGATTTGCTGAAATACTTAAATCAAAGAATATCAGCGTGAAAGAAGCTGCACCTTTAATAGGTAAGTCAGAAGTATATGTGCGTAAGTTAATGCGCGCTGGTGAAAGTTTTGGGATAGAGCCAGTTCTTCTTATACTAAATAGTATAGAAGATGTAAATCCTGATTGGTTACTCAGAGAAAAGGGGAATATGTTTAAAAAACAATCCGAAGTTGAAGAATCAACTCCTATCACCAACGAGCGTCTGCTTTCTATCATTGAAAGCCAGCAAAGAACCATCGAGAACCTTTCAAAGAAATGAAAAAGCCTACACCCAAAGAAAAAGACCATGTATTAAACGCATTCTATTGCGAACCACCTATATATATCAAACCAGACAAAGGTATAATAGACATCCTTTGTGCTGATGGATACATAGCCTACGAACAGGAGGCAAAAAAAACTATTTACTATATTACTGATAAGGGGAAGGGATTCATTCGGCTTGGAGGGTATACCGAAAAGGAAAGGCAGAGAAGGAGGAATTTTATAATCAATGCCGCCATCACTGCCATCACTTCCGCAATTGGAGCAATCATAGGAACTATTGTATTAGGGAGCATAACATAGCACCTATCATAGCGCCTATAGCAGAGCCTAGAACAGATACACCTAATAATACGACTTTATCAAATGTCTGCCATCTTTTCCGATTGTCAGAAGCATTTTTGTCGTCTATACCAGTAGGATCATATTCAGGAGATATATAATAAGGTTCTCCAGTCAATTCATTTACGTATTTATCTTTCATAATCTATATAGTTTTAAAATTTGCATCATCAATAAGTCAAAGAACGATATTCGGCAGGGCTTTCACCTGCCAGCGTTCATATCAAGCTATTTTTATAAGGTTGAACTTTTTGAATGATCTGAATGATTCTTTCTCTGTGTCCCAATAAGTAAAAAGGTCTTCATTCTTTCTATTGCCAGTACCTTTCACTTTATCGTGAATGACTTCTTCTGCCATCGTGCCGAAAGCTTGTCTGATTTCACCCGATACTTTTTGATAGAAGAACTGAACAGTTCTAGTCTTCATAGCCCTTGCAAGTTTGAAGACCGCCCAAGCTTTTTTTAGGCACTCTGAGAAACTTTCACCTGTTACTTTGAAGAATCTATGCGCGTTCTTCATTACCTCTCTCATACTGTTTCTAAAATTCGTGCTCATAATCGTGTATTTTAATATGTTTATACTATTTCTTTATATCAACCTTTTAGTTATCTTTGCATATCTAATTGTTTGATGATGCAAATATACTAACTATTTTATCAAGTACAAGCAAACACTTGATAAAATAGTTAGTATAAACATTATTTAACTATTGTGGCAGTTTATACCTTATTATAATATGAAGAAAGAAAGAAAACATAGTAACTGGGTTGCGTGGGTAGCACTTGGACTGAGTATTGTTGCGATATTGCTATGGCTATGCAAATACGAGTCTGTGACATGGACTCTATTCGATTCTATGATTGCTTTTCTTTCTTTCGTTGTAGGCGCATTAGCTGTAATGGTTGGATATAACATTTTTGGGCTAAAAAACGATCTTAAAAATGAAATAGAAGAAAAATTACAGGATATAAGCGACCATCATGTAATTCATACAGCAAAAACTATGATGTATATTGAGATACGCCTGCTACACATGGCTGTGGAATTAAACAATATAGCAGATATAAAGCAATCCATTTACATGATGCTTGACACCACCGAAAAGACTAAAAATAAGGAAGATATAGATTATATCATTAAACAGTTAAAAGAACTTGAAGCACGATATGGAAACAAGCTGTTTGATAATACATTCAAAGGAAAACTAAAGATTAGGTTTGGAAGGATTGGTACTTTTTCTGATAGTGCGCTTCTCTTCCTCCAATATCTCGAAGTATGATTCTTTTGCATTATCAACAAGTCTGTTTGATTCTTTAAAGATATTTTTTAGTAGTGAAATTGCTTAAAGTGCGTAATGACTCCCTTAATTGATTTCTCACTGATTCAAATATAAGAGGGTTAATTACTACCATATCGACAAAAGTAAAGCGACCAACTCCAAAGTTGCGGTTTGAAGTGGGGTCGCCTATATAGTCCCTTACGGGAACAGTTAAACAAATTAGTTGGGATCATCCGCAACTTGATTCCGATGCAAATATACTAACTATTTTAGAAAGTATGAACAAAGATGAAGAAAAAAAATTAAGCGACCTTGCACAAAGATTCCTCAATGTTATGGATTATATTGGTATATCAGGATATAAACTAAAACAAGACGGAATAATAAACAATGAAGCAACCTTGACTAAAATCAAAAAGGGGATTCAGCAACCAAGCAGAAAAACCATAGATTTTTTTTGTGAAAAGTATAATGTGAATAAAGCGTGGTTGTATACCGGAGAAGGGTTATTTGCAAAATCGGAAGATGATAAACCTATAACAGAAAAGGATATAAATGATGCTATTGAAAATGCAAATTTACAATCAAGTATAGCCCCTATAGAAACTCGTCCTCGTATTCCATATGATGCGGCAGCAGGAACGCTTACTGATACAGTAAACGGAGTTACTGAATACGAGTGTGAACAAGTCCCAGTCATAAGTGTATTCCCGAAATACGACTTTACAATTCGCATAACGGGTAAAAGCATGGAGCCTGAGTATTTCGCCGGAGATGAAGTTGCCTGTTTAAAAATAGATGAAGCAAGGTTTATTCAGTGGGGGCGTGTCCATGTCCTTGATACAACACAGGGGGTTGTCATAAAAAGAATTTATGAGGATGGAGATAAAATCAGATGCAACTCTTACAATACCGAGTTCCCTGATTTCTCAATTTCTAAAGATGATATTCGCTCATTTAACTTAGTAGTAGGTTCTATAAGGTTATAATGAAAACAGAAAGAGACAAACGAAGCATAGCTTTCTTCACCAAAGGATACTACCTTGAAGAAGAGGGAAAATATGACGAATCGATAGAATCGTACGAAAAAAGTATTGAATATATCGACAGTGAATTACGCTCAACAGCTGTATTCACTCGTTTATATATCCTTTACAGGCAAAATAGAGACGAATACAACATGAAACGAGTTCTTGAAGAAGGGATAAAATGTGCGCATTATTTCAATGAGAAAAAAGCGAAAGAACTTATTAAGCTATATCCTGAACATGAGGACGGAATATTAGAGGCTCTTGAAACAAACAAACCTTATCCAAAGGATTGGTTGGAGAAAAGAATAAATCCATTGTTTCGACCACACGAAGTTATGCTTATGATTGATTTACTTTCAGATTTAAATAAAAAGAACAAAATAAATAAACAATGAAAAAGATTTTATTTTTAATGGCAATGCTGCCAATGATTTTGTTGATAGCTTGCTCGTCAGATGACGATAGCGATGGTAATAATAATGAAACAGAAAATTTACTCGCAAACACCTCATGGGCATACCATTCCGAAGATGAAGAACATACGTTAAAGGATTATGAAAATTACGAAAATGAGCATCAACTTAAAAGTATATTACAGATATGCCCTTCTTTAAAATATACAGTTGGGGAACCTCAAATTACAGAAAATGAAGAAATAATTGATCTATGCAAAAAGGAAGGACATGGTAATCATATAGACGCATCATTAAAGTTTAATACCAATAATTGCATCTATGAAGAACGAACTTACCGACACATTCAATCTGTAAAAAGCTCTATTGAGAAAACCGATTATAAATTTGAAGATGGGACCTATATTGGTACACTATATGGAACTACCCATGTAGGCATAACGGTAAAAAGCTATGGAATCTATCAAGCCACCACATCGGGGGATGTTTTAGTTCTGCCGCTAGATGGTAATTATACATATTCTGTGGATATACGGAAATATACTAGTACAGAGAAAAAGGAAACATTAACAGATGAGAGCTTCACGACTTCGTTCCAAGCAAACGGAAATGAAGTCACATTTATAAGTAATAATAATGTTTGGAACGGCATACTTGATTCATCAAAAAAAAGTATGAAATTTAGTAGTAAAAAGCCAGATAATAGAGAATTGTATGTCTTCTCAGCGATGTAATCCTATCTACATAGAGCTTTATTATAGCCGGGCATCATTCCCCGGCTTTTTCAACAACATCTCCGTTGTTGACCAATAGTTGCCCAATGGAGATTTTGTATAGTGGATAATCTATTGATTTACAATGATATAATGCGCTGTAAAAGTTAGCCAGATGAGCTAATGCCCCGAAAAGTGGTAACGGTGCAAAGATACACAGAAAATTAATACTGCAAAGAGGTTAGACAACTTTTTTTGCAAAAATAAAGGAAAAGAACAGTCTTTTCTTTCTTCTACCCTCTTTTTAAGCCTCCTTTATCTCCTTAACCCACACTTCTTCCTTGCTTTCCTTGCATATAACAGAAATCGTTCCGCCTACAAACTCTTTCACGTAACCTTTTCTTTCCGCCAACATATCTTCAGCCATTCTTATAGCCTTTTCCTTACTTTTTATAGAGAACCCTTTATTAGCTGAGTCGTGTTCATCTTTAAAATAAATATCATAAGTTTCCATTGTATCATCTTTTTAATTCCGGGTGGCAAAGATAGAACGTACAAAGATTATGCACAAGAGATTTGCCGAATATTTTTCCACTATCTGCCGGCAAGCAAACAAAAGCCATGACTAAACTGTTCTAACACCCATATTAAAACATGGAAAGA